GTTTTGAATGATACAATTATAGGCGTGTCCACTCCAGCTCTTCTATGGCTATCTAGTGCATTGGATGCACATTCTCTAATAGCAGAACCTATGTCATCAGAATATAAATTCTTACTTAACATCTGCATCAATATCTGTGCAGAATCTAAGTCTAGTGACATTCCTATACTCTCTTGTGATTGTCCTTCTGTTAGGACGTTTGCTTCTTTCTGTTTTTCTAAAATCATTTTTCCTAGTTTTAAATTGTTTCTCTTTTGATTAACCAAAGATCTTTATAGTTAAGATCTTGATACATTGTTCTAATTGGTGTTTTGTCATTCAAGTCATGAGTGTTAAGAATCTCCACTTTAGTACTACTGTACATACCTCCCCATTGTCTTTGTTTAGCTAATGATAAAGGTCTAATAATTTTTATTCTTCTAAGACTACCATTACTTGCATAAATAATTTCATCACCTACTTGTAGGTTGTCCACTTTAATAATTTGATTTTCCATGTTTTCTAATTTTAAAAGGGCAGGTCCACATCTAACCATTGAACACTAAACCCATTGTTTTCTTCTAATAATCTATTCACTTTTGCAAACACACCTTCTGTATCCCATTCTATTGATTTATAGGAAGCACTTGCTGGATGACTCACTTCAAATACATGGGTAAATATACCTGTGTATTTTTTGTATTTCGCAGCATCTTTCCCTAAGAATACAATAGGAACACCTAAGTGGTTTATAATTTCCTCAAAAAGATATTTTACAAGTGGTTCCCATATTTCCATATGACTACCAGCTTTATTCATCTCTGTTGTTAATGCCGCATTGAACATTAATACTCCCTGATGAGCTAAAAAGCTAACATCTGGATTCTCTATAATGTGCAAGTTCATTCCATCGTAAAATTCTCTCTCCATAGCTGTATAAAATTGAGCTAATGAAGGTTGAACTTGTTCTGTTATAGAACAACCCATAAGAAGTCCATCTGCTACTGGAGCATCATTCTTAAATGTGTGATAGGGACACATGCCCACTAGCACCACTTTAAGATCATCAAGTGATGTTTCTTTAAAGCATCTCCATACATGCATAGATAGAGGAGCAACTTTCTTACCTCTCTTACTTTCTGATTTTAGGAATGCATAAATCTTATCACATTCTTCACTCTCAATAAATGGCTTCATTTTACCATGCCAGCTTTCATGAAACTGATGCTTAAATTTCTCAAAATCCATAACTTGCTATTTTAAATATTCCCATAAGTAACCGTTTTGTGTTTTTCTTTCGTTGTTGCATACTTCTAAAATTTTATACTTGTTAAACTCTTTAGGTACTGAATCTATATTATCATAAACATAAAGTTCACAACCATCTTTATTCTTTTTTATTATTTTACATAAATAAAGATAATACAGGAGTAATTCTAATTTAAAACCCTTTTTCTCTAAGAAATTTATCTATAGCCCCCAATCCTTCAAACTTTGCCCAATCGGCAAAATCTTTTATTCCATGTTCTTTATACTTAGAAGGTACATTACAGTAGTCAAAATCAAATTTTTTTGTGATCAGTGTACTGTTTTTAATTCCAGTTTCATCTGAGTCAAATCCTAAAATTTGTCTATCAGAATTTTCTTTTAGATATTCAACATTTTCTTCAGAAAAACATCCAAGTCCTTCATTCTGAACTGCACAGCAACACGGAAATACTTTTTTCATCACCATGTAATCCTTTTTACTTTTATTGATGAATGCAACATCACAATCTCTGATGTCATCTAATCCATCCATCATGGTAATAGGCACATTATTAGGCATCCACTTATTCTTTTTATCAGCAAACGGACGATACACTTTCCAATGTCCTTCATATAGATAACCAAATCTAAGCTCAGAGTCTTTTATAGGAAACTTCTGTTTGTTTAGATATACAGTGTCTATTGAATACACATTATTAGCTCTAAGATCATCTATGTCCTGATAATACCCATTCCAATATGCTAGTTCTTCGTGTGTGAACTTTCTTGTTTTCACTTGAATGAAATACTCACGTTTAGATGTAGCTGTTGGTTGTGCATAATCAGAAATAATTCTTTCATACTCTCTTGTAGAAGAACCACTGATAATTCCTAAGTCAAAATCTCTATCAATCATTAACAAGGCATCATTAAGACCTATATTGAATAACATCATTACAAAATTGAAACATCCACCTTTTTTACTGGAATCTGCAAAATCATAATATCTCAATGCTCCTCCTCTATATCCTATAATGAATGATGGATTCTTTTCATTTCTAAAAGGAGAATAAGTAACATCGTTTATTTTCCAGTTCTGATGTGGCATATACATTTTGTAAATATCATATTCAGATATTTTATCTAGTATAGCATCAGGTGTCAATTCTACTTTCTTTCTTCCTGTTATCATAGTTTTAAAATAAAAAAGCCTCACCATTTCTGATGAGGCCATTTATTAACAATTAATTTAATTAATAATCATCTCCTTCATCAGATATATATGCATCAGAAGCAACTAAATTATCATCTGCATTATAATCCTGAAGGTCTTTTAAGATGTAATAGTCTTTACAACCATATTCACCTATAACATTCACAACAAACTTTTCATGAGCTTTCAACTCTTTAGGTTTCTTGTTCTTAAGACTGTCTTGCACTTTTTTACTTGAATAGTCAATAAGTCTAAATTGTTTAAGAGCATATCCACTTAAGAATGCTTTATTGTAGATTCCTTGGTATTCTTTAGATTCTCCATCACGTTCTTTAACAATCACAGTTGCTAAAGCTACAATAGATTTACACCATTCACCATCAATTTGATCTTTAAGGTCTTTTAAGTTACCTCTCATCAACTTTTTCCATTCTAATTGTAGAACAGTTTCTGAATCACGATAGTCAAGATCAGCTAACCATGTACGCATGAAGTTGTAAAGATCTTCTTCACCTGTATATGCCACTCTGAAATCTCTTCCTTTAGTAAACCATTCAGCAAGATCATTCTCATCTGCAGCCCAAGAACACATACCAATAGAATTGATATATTGTTTCTTTGTTCCATCTTTGTTTTCTCTCTCCTTGTCTTCTAAGAAGAATGAAGTTTTAAACTTATCTTCTGAGTTAACTTTTTGTAACCATACATCAACACGTAGATAGCTATTACCATCTTTTGTGTCACCTAAATATTCAGCAGCTTTGCTGTCTTCTTTAAGTTCCATTCCTAGAACATCTTTAAACTCTTCTAGTGTTGGATTGATTGCAATTACGTTAGCCTCGAAGAGGCCTACTTTCTTTCCATAATCTCCACTACCTGTGTTTTCTCTCTTTTTTCCTCCGATACTACTCATCTTAATTTAATTTATTTAGTTATTATATTTCTTTTGCAAATCTTTCTTCCCAGATTTTTCTTGTTTCATATGGATTAGCCACATAATCGTTCAATGCTTTCATTCCTTCATTTATTGTAGAAAAAGGAACTGATTTACATCCCACTTCAATTACACAACCTATAGATAAAAATCTAATGTTAATTTGATAATCTCTAAGACATTCTGTTCTAGATGGTCTGTACTCTTTTGCACATTCATCTTGAACAGTTGCTCCTCTTCCTAATGCTGGTCCTAGATCTCTTTGTTCTGCTTCATTCATAATTTTTGGTTTTTAGTTATAATACTGATTTAATGTGTCAACTACTAATTGTAAGTTGTTTGGTATTTTTGTTTCTGCAAACATACCATCTGGACTCTTTGCAGGCATCTTTCTATAACGATTAGTTACAAACTGATAACTAGCTGTTCCATCTTTGTTCTCTTCTACGAGTGTGTAAAGACATACAGTTAGTAATCCTTCAAGAAGGACTTGGTTATCGATTAACTTACCTGCAGTTTTGATTTTGTATCCTATGATTTCTCCACCATCTTCAATTGTTTCTGGGTGAGTAAGATAGAATACAGTGATGTCATCTCTCAATTGTCTAGCTGTTCTAAATAAATCTACCATGTCTTTAGCCATAAGACTAAATTTAGTAAATCCTACTTCTGTAGCTTTTGCCACCATATTGAATCCCATAATGTAATTAGAGTCTTCAATAATAATGTTCTTAATGTGAGGAGCTTTCTCAGAAATAGTCTTCAACAAACGAGAGATCTCGTTAGCATCTTCTATTTCTTTGTAATTCTTGTTCTCTGCGTTGTAAAGCTTTTCAGATCCTTTGAAAGGAAGCTCTTTCTTTGCAACGTTAATAATGTACGTTTCTTCTGGATTCAGATGCTTGATAGCGGTAGACTTACCTGTACCTGTAGCACCAACAATCCCTACTAATTTACTTGCCATTGTTTTACTTGCTTTAATTATTAATATTTAGTTTTATTCCATAAATATACGAATAATATTCAATAAAGTCAAATATTATATGTATTTTATCTTAGTTTTATCAAAGAATTCTAAGGCCTTTGATAGCCATTTTAGCTCTGTAGGTTCAGTAGTACTTACAATATAAATGTGGGCTTTCTTATCAGGAGTGTTATACTCCATGGCCATACATCTATTAATCTTCTGTGCTAGATTCTCTGCATTGCTATCAAAATAGTTTATGATCACCTTGTCTAAGGGTTTATACGTAACACCTGTATTACCAATCTTCACAACAGCTAGGTGATTACCTTTACCTTCAGCAAAATCCTCAAAGAGTTGTTTCTCAGTTGATTTACTATGATAGGAAGGAATTCCTAGACTGTCAGCTATCTTGGTAACACCACAGAATACCAACACTCTCTCATCAGCATGTTTCTCTAGTAACGCTTTAGTTGCTTTCACTTTAGCTAATGAAGATTGTATTAGTCTCATTCTAGCAAGACGCATAAACATAGTATCAGATCCACTGTTCTGTAGCTTATTAATTACCCAGGTGAGAGCATCAAACTGTTTCTTTTCAGTCTTTTGTTTTCCTTTGTAGTCTTGTAGTGTTACATTATCTAATGGCACTCTGATAACATGGATTTCATAATCTACAATAACTCCTTCTTCAATTGCTTTTTCAATTGGATAGGTTGCTATTACATGAAGATCTAATTCTTCTTCAAGGGTTCGTTCTGTCCAACTGGATAATGTACCAGTTAGACCTAGAATACAAGCATTGTTACTAAAAAGATCTTGACACGCTTCTATCTGAGCTTCAGATAAAAGATGTATCTCATCTATAATAATAATATCATACTCGTAATCTACCAGTTTCTTCAATGATAAGTGTGTAGTGTATGTGACAATGCTATCATCATATTCTAATTCTTCAAAATCAGCTTTCCAAGAGTCTCTAATCTTATTATCTGGATAAGCAATCAATACGCTTTTAGGCTTTAGTTTGTTTAGAGCATGTATACTAGTTCTACATTTCCCGAACCTAGGAGCGAGCAAAAGTATCCCATGCTTACTTTTAAGCCAAACTTTTGCAAATTCCTCTTGTCTGAGGTCTCTAATACTTTTACTCATAGTTTTTGTTTTTTATACTGTTTCCATTTCTTTTCAGCTATATCAATTGCATTATTTAATATTGAATAATATTGCATACCAAATTCTATTTTTTTATCTGAAAAGTAACCATCTAAAAAAGCTCCTATGTATTCTTGTTTCTTTGTCATAATTTTTATTTATAATATCCTTTACCATTCATCATGTCAATGTAGTCTGAAAGACTCATTTGTGAAGCAAGTTGTATTTGTGATTGAGCTAGTGATGCCCAAGAGGCTTGAGATAATTTTGGAGCACCATTTTTCCAATGTAAAGGAGTAGAGATTCCATCATATCTAGTATCTTTAACTTCTTCAGGTCCAAAGTCTTCAACCTCTTCTCCATTCAACAGCTTCTTAATGTAATCAAGTTCTTCAGCAGCACTAACAGGAGCTTTCTTAGCTGCTTCCCGCATTTTCTTAGCCTCCTTATGTTCTTGTCTAGCTTTCTGTTGCTGTTGAAATCTGTAATTATTTATTTTCATTATCTAAGAAAATAAGATTTGTTAATAATAGATTCATAATCACTGTCTGTGATATCTTTCTTTCTAGGGAGCTCTTTGAACATACCAATCTGGCCTAAGAAGCCCAAACCAATACGCACATCATCTTCTCCATAAGAATTCTTGATTAGTCTTAGACTTCTGAAGTATTTAGCTCCATATCCATCTTTCAACTTATCAAGGTCATAACCACTTGGATCAGCCACTTTATACCTCATAGGATCAAATAATGCCATAACAACATCAGCATCATTCTGTGTTGCACTACTGTCTGCAAAATCTTCTAGTTGAGGTTCTACATCTCCATTCTTTATTCTAGAAGGATTAGAAATGTCACGATTAAACTGACTTACCACTACAGGACTATATCCATAAAAATCTCTAGCATATCTAAGTTCATCAGACATTTTATCGATTGCTTGTTTCTTGGTAGGTTGAGCACTTGTAAGTTTCAATAAACCAATGTGGTCTATAACCACCATAGTTATCTGACTTGGATCATCTGGAACATATATCTTGTTCCATTGATCTAATTGCTCAATCTTACCATTCTGTAAGGCATAGTCTTTTAATTCTTTTGCTATACCTACAGGGTTCTCTGGACCATCAATGATGGTGACAATATCACTAAGTTGATCTACATAGTCTTTATAATAAAGAAATAAATCATGCTCATCTTTAGTCATCTTCTCAGTCCAACCTAATAGTTTACCTACAGGGATAATGATTCCTTGGTCTAGAAATATCTTACGAGATACCCACTTGGCCATCTTATAAGTTCTACTTCTCTCCATGGATCTATACCACACCTTCACTTTGATACCTGAAGCTATTCCTTCTTTAGAAAGAGCCCAATCAACAGGATTAAGAACAAAAGCATCATCAATGAATGAAGTTTTACCAGAACCTGTTAATCCACCTACTAGATAATACATACTCTTACGAATACCTACATATCTAGTCAAGCGATCAAATCCCATAGGAATTCCTCTATTTAAATCATTGAGGCCTTTCTCAACTTCTGCATTTAATAATTCAAAACTCATATTTTGTGTTTTTAGATGGATATCTACTTACTCTTGATCTAGGATTTTCTTTCATTGCTTCTTTTAAAGAATCATATTCAGTAAAAACTCCTTGTGGTTCATATCCACACTCATCTTCATAAATATAAATATCTGGTGCATCTTTTAGTTCTAACTTATCGTAAAGTTCAAGTTTTCTATCATCGAATGTAACAATTCTTTGCTTCATATATCTGTACCTCCTTGTGGTTTTTGTGGTGCTATGTCTATCTTAGCTCCATCATTGATTAGTTCAATGAATGGTTCAAATGATCTCTGGTTTAGATATACAGAAGAGCCCTGCATGAATGTTAGTCTATTACTATTTGTAGCAATAGAATTCTCTTTCTTCTGTATGATTTCATAATTCAAAGCAGCTATAAGTTGTACAGCTGTATATTCTCCTTCAAGTATTATTTTATCAAACTTCAGTCTGCAGTCATCTTTGTACAGTCTAAGTGCTCTAGTACCTTTAAATGTCTTACCCTTATACTCAAATGAATCAGTTCCTGGATAAGTCTTCCACCATTCTTCAAAATCTGTAGTGGCTGGTTTTCTTCTAATTATCTTTCCAGTGCTTTTACTGTTCATAAATTCTAATAGATCTCTACCTACTAGTGTGAGCTTTTCATCATCTGGTGTTATAAGTCCCCTTCTTACCAAAGAATGATAGACAGAAGCAACTTTCATACTTCCATCACATAGTGGTGAAACATCAAATTGTTCGTCTATCAACTTTAATAAGAATATTACATCAAGATTATAACCTCTTTTGATGAGCTCTTCGAACTGTTCTGGTGTTACATTCAGCTTCATCTGTTAATATTGGTATTTCTACTTTAATAATTGCAGGTAGACGTTTCTTGTTCTCCTGCTCCTCTTCCCACTGTTGCCATTCTAATTGCATATCATGGTTTCTTTCCATTGCATAGATATGGTCATTGGGATATTCCCAATCTTCCAATACCCAATCCATTATTGAACTTTTCTAGGTCTTCCAACAGGTCTTTTTTCAACTGGTGCATTATTTGCAACAGCTGGTTTCTTCTTCTTGTTGTAATACCTTTTCTTCTTCTTTTTAGGAGCAACTTCAGTAGTGTCTGTACAATGATGATAAGTCATCTTTCTAGGCTCAAACTTTGGACGTACATATTTATCTACTTCTTGTTCTTTACTAGAGATTTTCATCATAAGATAAGAAAAGATTGATAAAAATACTAATACGCAAATTAATGCAATAATGTTAGGTGTTTCCATAATTTTTAATTTTTAATTCTTAATCCAAACTGCAAATTGAACCAGTCAAATGTTTGTTCAGCTCTTCCTTTGTTACATTTAAAGATTTTTTTAATTAGAGGAATAGCATAACGCTTGAATTCCTCATGTTGTTGTTGAGTCATGGTCCAATTGAAGTACCACATGTCATCATCTAGTGTGTCCACTAGTCTCTTACCAACCATATCGAGCTGATACTCTATAAGGTGTCTGGTAATGTTTCCTCTGTTCACTTTAGCTTTCATTCAAATAGGTTTAATTGATTAGGGATAAAGACTGTTTTGATTCGTTTTCCTTCAGTCTTAATCTTAGTAACGATTCTATTAGCTTTCTCAATATAATAATCATAATTGATATTATCAGTTTTACTGTTCTTTGGTAAGAAGTTACGCACTTCACATACCCATTCACCAGCTTCCACTTGACTAACAGCAGCTGCTCTAGTTTGACACTCTGGATTCTTGATTTTAAAAATCTTATCACCAGTGTTAGATACATAATATCTAATTAGTTTGTCATACACAGTTTTGTGTCCTGTAGATCTATTAGTTCCTTCATAATGGAAACTTCTACTAGCTTTCTGTCTTATACAAAAATCATATAGATTCTTGTGATTACGAATCGTAGTATCAACAGGTATACCATGAACAAAATACTGCTCAAGAGCAATCGGAACCACTCTTGCTGATTTGTTCTTGTGTAATTCAAAGTCAGTAAGGAAATCACCTTTCTTTTTAATTTCTCCATTAGTCATAATTGCTAAATAATCATTCACTGTACTAAAGATAATCTTGGAATAGTCAGTGCGTTCTAACTCATATTGAGTTACATCACACCACCATTTGTTGATATCATGCATTAAAGGAATCAGTTCTTTCTTAATCTTGATAGTTACACCATCTGTATTTGCAGAGATCACATGTATGCCATTGGTTTCATATTTCTCAATAAGCATCATTAGACTAAGCTCACCAGTTATTGTGGTGAACATAGTTAATTGCCTATCATATATCCAATTTTGCATATCAGATGACTTACCATACACAGAGTTAACTGCAAGTTTAAGGGCTCCTACAATTCCTTTAATTCTTTTATCCTTCTTAGCCAATGGTTTAAGCTCCAATCTTTTATCAAACATCTGTTTGTATCCCCTAAGGAATTCTTTACCTAAATGAGCAGGAAACTGCCCATTATTGATAATGATGGCTGGGTAATAAGAGCTAACATCCCAATCGATTATCTCGTACTCTTCATCAGCTTCAAACACTTTAGGTTTGTTCTCTGTATGAAGACCACCTTTCATAAAAGAATATACATTTCCATAGAAATCTATATGCTCTTTGAAATCATCTTGTAAGCCAAGTTGCATCTTTATAATCTTCTTTAAGAAAGTCTTAAGTTGATCAGTTTCAAATGTTACATACTTAGCAATACAATTCTTTACGTTAATACTTTTTCTGAAGTATCCTTTCTTTGGAAGTTCTCTATAATCTATTCCTTTCTCAGAACAGTAATACTTCTTAATCATTTCATCACCTATCTTACTGTCTGAATAGTTTAGACATGGTATACCAAATTCTTCTTCAATATCCATTCTTAGTTCTATCCTGTTATCTCCTTTGTATAAAGGATGATCAGTCTCACCTAGTGTTATCTTGTAGAATTCATACGTAGCATCAACATCATTAAAACAATAGTCAATAGTCATATTAACTTCTTCTTTTGTCATGTTTGTTTTAGTGTGATGAATAGGCATCTCTTCAATGTTCTCAAGATCCATTTCAAACTCAAGCCTCTTGAGGCTCACCATACGATTCTTGTTTGAATAGTGGTGTATTTCAAAAAGATCAAGTATTTTAAAACTTAATTCAGATTCTCTATATTTAGGAAGAACACCATAATTACTATCATGTATAGTATCTTGAGCAACTTGTGCAATTTTTGCACATATTTCAAGTCCTGACAATTCATGCCATTTTTCATAATTTCTAAGAATATGTTCAATAACTTGGCTATCAAATCTTAATCCATTATAAGTTACATGATAATGATCGCTTTTTTCTTCAAAGAATCTTGTCATACGATCTAATGTATTTTTCCATCTACTAACTTCAAATTTATGATACTTGTTAGTTTGAGGATCATAACAAAGACATAAGAAGTACTCAGCCATTGTTTCTATATCTGTTATTATAACTTTCATTTTTGTATTTTTAATGTTCTTAAATATGTATTTCTTCCTATAGAAGTTGTAATTGATGTAATATTAACATTTAATATATCTGTCAAAGGTCTAGAATCTATTGTTCCAATTAATCTATTAAAACAATCATAAACTTCATATTTACCTTTATGTGATTTAATTTGATCAAATATATTATTCCAATAAGCTTTTACATCTTCTACTGATTCATTCTCATCAACAAATATAAATTTACTAGACTCTGAATCAATTAAGTTCTTTTTAAAAAACTTAACATTCATTTTTCTATGAACATTAGGAGCTACAATATTGAAATGTTCAGCACACTTATATAAATCAGTAAAGCTCTGATAGAACTCTCCATAGATAGTATAAACCATTACTTTTCTTTTAGGTGCAGAATTACTCATTCTTACTCTAGTTTCATCAGAAACTGTACGCTTTCCTTCAGGACAAGTAGGATCAATATTGTATCCATGTTTTCTATTATGTGTATCTAACATGTTACACCAATAGTTTTCTTGAGAATAAATATATTCAGGGTCACACTCTTCAAGTGTTTCAAATATAAAGTTTTGTTCTCCGTGTTTATTAAAAGAACTTTGTAAATGGGTATTATGATGAATACCAACTCTAAGTTTCCATTTATGCATACATAATCTATTATATAGATCTGTAGTTGCACCAATGTAACTTTTATTCGTAACTAAATTTTGAATAATGTAAACTCCTGAACTCTTTTTCATAATGATATTATCTTAATGATGCAAATATAAACATCATATTTGAAACTACCAAATAAAGTTATCAACAAGTAACATAATCTTAACTTTTAAATGGATTTTCTGGAAGTTTTTTCCATAAAGCTACTCTTTCGTTTTCATTAATCAACCAAGTGTTAAATGAATTACTAACTACTTTATAATAGCTATGAACATTACCACATTCTTCTCTGCATCTTATATAACATAGGTATTCCCCATCAAATTCAGGTATTACATTAGATTTATTCCAATTTAATATACCTTTATTTTCAAAAGGCATTGGAACTTCTAATATTTCTGTTTCTTCTGGTCCACAATCACAATATGTTGTGTGTCCGCAGTAACATTTTGTTTGTTTTTGTTTCATATCATTACTTTTTATTGTTACATAAACCCCATTTTTTAGGGTTTATCTTGCGTTTAAATGTTATTTGTTTTCAAGTCCTTGTAAAAATGTACGACCAATAGCTGTTGGTTGAAATCTTCTTTTATTCCATCCTTCAAAAGTAGTATTTACTAATGAATTCCATTGACTTTCCCACACATGTCCTGTTGTATCTTTAAGATAATTATGTATTGTAATACAATCTTCTGCGTCTTGTTTTTGTTCTGTTTTTAATTGCAATTGCAATCTATCCATTAATTTGCCCATAATATTATTGTCATATATTATTACATTTTTCATTGTCTTGTTGTTTTTTATGATCTCTCCAATCTAGCCAAAAGCCTATTCCCACTATGATATTCATCCCAAATGAAATTAAAATTTCATGCAAATCTTCATATACATTCATAGTTAGGTGGACATGTCCTACAACCCAAAAGGGAATTGCAAGATTATTTGATATCCACCTAACTAAATAATTTATAAATTCCATAGCCTACAAAGATAATTAAAAATATTATTATTGCAATAACAAAATTAGTTATTCTTCTAATCCATCATCTAATGTTTCATCCCAGTCATCCCATTCTTCTTCTGGTGCAAGTGATAAGACAACCTTGCCTTCTATTAAGACAATATCTTCATCATCATCAAACTCAATGTCAACATATCCATCGAATTCTCTCAATAGATAGTTTATATCGTCCAATGTAACCTCTCTGTACTCATCAGAATCTTCACCTTCATCCCACCAACCTATTTCATCATGTGAAGCAAGCACATCTCCATCTTCATCAATGATGATTAGTTCTACAGGAGCACCATGTTTAGCCATAAATGCATCAGCATCTTCAGGAACCTCTTCTAGTTCAAATAGTTCAATATAAGGCTCAACAACACCAACAGATATTCTGTTAATGAAAAGCATACCTTCCTGAAGTTCATCAGGAAGATAGCTTGACAATGATATTTCTGCTGGATACCACATTAAAACTCTTTTTTAATAGATGGTTCTGCAATCTTATACACAACATGTGTACTAGATAGTCTTAATAGAATGTGAAGTTGTTCTGCTTCTAGATAACTAATATGCTTTTTATTACATGCACCAATGATTTCAACACCATCACCATTATCTACTAATTGCATTGCAACTTTTTTCTTCATGTTATCACCCCATTGATCATCATCACTATAATATAATGTATGTACAGTGATGTTACTAGATGCTTCATGTTTATGATAATCATATTCATGTTTATCATTTATGTAGATTTCTTCTCTGTATATATTATCTACAGCTTTGTCTATAACCTCTTGGATTTCTTTGTTTAATTTTCCCATGTTATTTTTCTTTTACTATTTCTATTAATTTCTTTAAACATTCAAGTTCGGCAACTTCGTAAGTATCAAACCCTATTGTAATAGGCTCGTATTCAAAAGGTAATTCATTATTTCTTTTCTCGCCATAATAAACATCAACCATGTCTTTTTCTATTTTTGCGTCAACACTATACTTCTCTCTAAACCATTTAAATGCTTGTTGGTATAGTGGTGCTAAAATGTTGTCTTCTGGAATATCATATTTACTGTTTACTGGATTCTCAAACCATAAATTGTGTTTACTATTATAACATCCAAAACATTCTTCATCAAATCCTAATTCTTTTAAAGCTAATGCTTGTTCATATGGAATGAACTCTCTTTCTATACTCATATTATTTTTTTGTTATTAAGGTTAATGCTTTTTCGTGTCCTTCAAGAGCATCTTTGTGTGATGTATATCTCTCTTGATATTGATCGTGTTCTCCTCCAAATATCATGGTTTCCCATAACACTGGTGGTTGTTCCTTCAGCCAAGCATGGTCTAATCCAAGAAACACTGTTGATACACGAATATCATCAACAGTGTCTTGTTTAACTACTTTTCTATTTGGATTATTTTCCATCCATTCAGATGATTCTAGTGCTGTAGAAAAAACAGGTTTATTGTTATTGTCTAAAATATACCACATAATCATAGTTTTAATATTAATTGTTTCATTTCATTAAGGAGTTCTTCTGTAGATTTATTATCATATTCAGCTTTCTCAAGTTGTTCTTTAATCTGTTCTGTAGGGAAGTGTTTTGTAAACTTCTTCCCTATAGTTGGATAAACATCTGCTAGAGTAGCATGTGGATGACGCATATGTTGACGTACTACTATGCATTTAGCTCCTATATGTTTAATATATTCGTCATCCCATCTAAGATTTGGTACATCTTTATATTTAAAGAATTCAAATTCTTTACCTATTATATCTTTGTCTTCCATATTTGTGAGGTTAATTGTTTCATTTCAATAAGAATATCTTCTATAGACTTACTATTTTCAACTAAATGATCAAGTATTTCAGGATAAGGATAAGACCATTGTTGTCCACTATTGAACATCACTCTACATGAACTCTCATTAGCGTAACATTGTTCTATAGTTCCTTCTTGACCAATAAGCTTTCCCATTGCAACATTAAAACCTGGACCACCTGAAAACTCAAAAGCTATCACCTTTTTTCCAATAAGATGTTCCATAACTAGAATCCTGCTAGTTTAGAGAAGTTTACATCATCTCTATTTAATAGATAAGCAAGACTTCTCTCTTCTCTATCTGATAAATTAACAATAGATGATATAAGATCTATTCTACTAGATGTTATTTCTCTACCATACACTGCTTCTACCTTTTGTCCTATTTCCATAAGACCTGATACATTAAAGTTATTTATTGGGTCACCATATTGGTCAACCCATTTTCCATTTTCTACTCTCATAATTCCTAATTTTGATTTTCGATTACTTTCTCTATAATTTTTTCATACACTTCATCACTAAGTATATCTATTATGTCTATACCTAGAAGTTTAACTGATTCTATTTCAAATTCTGCAGGTGCTCCTGGATAACCTTCCATATTATCATCATATCGAACCATTGGTTCTTCTGGATAATATGTACCAGTTACCTCTAACTTGACATCATCAATGTCAATTTCTGTTTCTATATCTTTATGCATAACAAAGTTCAGTTATAGTGGTTATTGATTTATAGCCTTTAATTTCTTTTTTAAATGTCTTAAGTGCTTGTTCCATGTTGTCAGCATTGACAATGATTTCAGAATCTATTCCTGAATCATTGTCTTTAGCCCAATAGTATATTAAATATCTTCTCACAATTATTAGTTTTCGTGATATTCTACATAATCACCGTTCATAAACACTCTCATTACATTATCATCAAATAGCTGTATTGTAACTTTTTCACCACCATCACCATTAATACAATCAAACGCTTGATATGGATATCCTGATTTAGTTTTACCTTCTGTTACATTAGATATTCTATACATGTATATCTCTCTTCCTGGAAGATAGAATACAAGATCTTTTGTACCATTGTAGTTAAACACCACTGTAAGATCTATTTTCTTGAATGTTGTTTCATTCTCTAATATAGAATAGTTGTATTTTCTTGTGAATGGCTTCTCTTGTGAAAAACCAAACATGCTCAATAGTAGTAGAGCTCCTAATAATAGTTTTTTCATTCTAAAATGTCTGAGATTAATAGCATCATTATATAAAATGCTGCTGTTAGTGTTAGTCCTAGTATCATATCTTATTTGTTTTTAAATTAATTTTCATCTTTAAAAAACATTAATATTTTATTTGTTATAGCACAATAAATGTAAGTTCCAAAACCTTTAATTCCGAAACCATAGTCAAAATATACTCTTTGTCCTTTCATAACTAATCCTTATTCCAATACCAAGTAAACCAAATCATAAATAATATAATTCCTATTGCTATTCCAATAATAATACCTAATACCATAATCTTATTTGTTTTTATGTTTTTCTTTTAATTGTTATTTATAAAATTCGCTATCATCACATTTATCAATACAAGGAATATACTCTGTATGTATTACAGATTGATTGTCTTGATATGTTGTTGTAAAAGAACCTGTTTTATTAGAATAAGTTTTAGTTCTTAATACATTGCACACTTTACAAGAAGCTTGTTTACTATTTAGTATTTTCCATTTATGGTCATTTGATTTATCATAATTTTTTCTCATAATATTTATTTTTTAAATTTTTTCAAACCATAAACTAGGTTGTAGTGGGGTTTTTGTAGGTCTTTCCGAATAACATTGTTCGTAATAATTAGCATATTCTGACATTAGTTTAAAAGACTGCTCTAATTGATATTTAGCACCATTCTCAAACCCTAGAATATAGGCACTATTACCTGCTTCAAATTGTTCTATTGCAGATCTTTCAGCAGCTTCTTCAAGAGTGGTTTCTTGTTTCATATCTTATTTGTTTTAAATTTTGAATTTAACAAAAATAAATTCAAGCTTTTTAAGTTATTAAATACTTTTATTATTTCTCCATCCCAAAATTCTATAATATTTCCAGAACCATCACTACATATTTCTATTGATATAAGAGTATTATTTTTTTGTTCAAATTCTTTCATTAATTTCAATGTATCTTCCATAATTTTAATTTTTATAAACCGTTGTTGGATTTAGATATTTCTGGTTCTACACCATCTAAAGTATCAGTAAAATATCTATCTAATTTATCGGAGTATTTTTCAGAGTATTTTAATTGTTTTCTAAACTTTTTTGCCAAAACCAAACCTTCTTTTGACTTAATGTGTTTTTTTAATTCGTCAAATTCTTTTATCATATCCTATTTGTTTTTAAGCTGTTCAATTAATTGTTCAAAATTCGTATCACCTTCTCTGCCTAAATATAACCTACCAACATTGAATGCTACTTCTAAATCTTCCTCACTATAACTTCTTTCTTGTCGCCATTTAGCACCATCAATAAAATCTTTTCTTTTAAGTAATGCTGCGTTGTAACTAGTTTCATTACCTAATTTAATTATATTGTCTGGGTATAATCTGATAGCCGCTTCTTCAAGTGTTTCTTGTTTATGAAAATCTTTAAATGCTTTTTTTAATTTTTCATTTGGTTCTGGAATGTTTTCCAAAGCTTCAATAAATATTCTAGCATCTTCTTCAGTTTTGATTATACTTTGTTTAGGTTCTTTTCCTAATTCAAAAACTTCTTGTTTGTATTCTTTGCCAACTTCTAATTGAGAAAATACAGAATCTTTTTTAGGCTCTTCTTTTGGAATGATTATTTTGTAAGTATTTTTAGAATCACTCCATCTTAAACTACCAATTTCTAATTCAACCCCGACCTCCTCACAACTTGGATTCTTCACAAACCACACTAAAAACTCATCATCAATAGCTTGTACACCATCTTCGATTAAGTCTCGGTCTGTTGTTAGGATAATTTTTTTAATAAATGGAGTTGATATATACCAATTTTCAAAGTATATATCATTAGTCTGTGTATTTATAACATAAGAATCTTTAATTTCTTCATCAGAAGTGATGTAGATGTTTTGAGCTATACAATCAGTGTATAATTCAATTTTACTAGCTAAGAAAAAATTATCGTGTTTAGTTTTTTGAAACCTACTTGGTTTATCCGCTGATAGTATGTGTATGTTTTTCATAATTAACTTGTTATTTGTTCATAGTTCTTTCTTATCACTGTATCCACCTTATGGCAAAGATTAGTTAGATATGTTCCTGAACGTATTTGTTCACTATCAAATGATGCTTCTATAAAAGGTTCTAATGCTTCAATAAACTCTTTAGCCTTCTGATGCATATTTGCACCAATCTCTGCTGTAGGTTTCATGTCATCTAATTCTAGTATCAATAGATTACTCAATGCTGCTAGTTTGTGATATAGTATTCTTTCTTTCTTGTTCATGGTTTTATTAATTTACTAAATTCAACTGGTGTGTAATTTATCATTTCAGCACATACATTAATGTATTGTGGATCATCAAGACTGTTCTCATGAACATGTCCATGGATATTGTAATGTGCTCTTTTATATGTAAGTTCTTGTGGGTGAACAGGACAATGTGATAGGATGCATACATCTTTGTAATATATAACACCTGATACACTATGTACATAGTTCAACATTTCTCTTACATGTTGTCTTTGATCGTGGTTACCAAGAACCACGTGTATAATACCTTGCAATCTTGACAAGATTTCATACTGTTTCTTCTCCATTGTAATATCTCCTAGAAGATAAACACAATCTCTTTTAGATATAGTGTTGTTCCAGTTCTTTACAATGAGCTCATTCATCTCTTCTGCAGATGAAAATCCTCTACGTTTGGCCATATTCTCATGATGAAAATGTGGATCACTAAATAAATATGTACTCATATGCTATTTGTTTTAAGTTAATAAGAAATAAGGGCTCCACTACAGAGCCCTCTATTCCCCTCCCTAATAACCCAACTGTTCAAGTTGGTCTATACTGGCTTCTACAATATACACACCATGTGCTATTGTACATCCGAATGCAAGACTCATTGCAAACGCTAATTTTCTGAAATGCCAAAAATCTGTTGGACTAAGTTCGATTGTTTTCATAATTGTTTCTGTTTTATTAATTTGTCTCTTTTGTTTAAGTTTCCTATATACTCAACACCATCTATTACTTGCGTTACAGCAAATAATGGTTGTAGATTAGTATAATGGAAACATTTCTTTTGTTCTTCTTCAATAAGTAAATCAAATGAGTTACAAGGAATAATGTGATCTATGTGCCAATATGTACCATAGTTATCCCAAGTCATAGTTGGTAAAAATTTAGATTCTAAATGTTCTTTTAACTCAGTAACAGTGCATCCGAGGAAAGATATAGTCTTTCTATGTATCTTTCTTTCTTTATACTTGATTATTTTATTTAATCTATGTCTTAAAGAATGTGCAATCTTATGTTCTGGTTTTCTAAAATAAGGTAGTTCTTTATCTCTTCTCTTTTTGTTTATGATTTCCTTATTTTTATTTCTATACTTAGATGTTCTTTCCAACACATACTCTTTGTTACTTTCATAATAATCTTTCTGATATTGCTGTATATCATCCTTTTTAAGAAGATATCTTTTTTTATGATATTCAGAATGTCTTTCTATATTATTAATCCTGTTTTCTTTACCTTTTTGTATTATTTTTGATTTGTTTTTTTCATAGTACTCTTTATCTGCCTGTTTCTTACAAGCTTTACATAGATTTCCTTGATTCTTAACAAAATCATCTTCGTGCTTTTTTATTTTACACTTGTTACATATTCTTTCCATGGTTATTTTATTTTATATTTATGTAAAGATATAATATGTTTTTGAATTGTGCAAATTTTTTTAGTTCAGAATAAATATTATTTTTCTTTGTTTGGTAATAATATTTTATCTAAAGTAACTTTATAAGCAGAAGCCATAAAAATTTTATCTGTGTGAACTGGACTTTCTTTAAGTTCATCATAAGCATCTTGAAACAATTGAATTGCATAGTCAACTCCTTTATATTGCATTATTAATTTACCTGCAGATGGAACAGTTAATGGTTGTTTTAAATCATGTTCTTTACATATCTCATCAACTGCTTCTTTAACCATTTTGATTTTTTTCTTTTTCATTTTATTTATTATTAAGGATTAAATAGCTTTTTTCATGTATTCTCTTTCAGGCATAATTTTACCTGCAGGTTTTACATATGGATTTTCTGTATATCCTTTGTACCAATCACAATTGTTTGGATTAGAGAGACGTACAAATTGTCTATAACAATCTTTTGTTACAGGAATAGATTCATGTATACATTTACCATCTAACCAATAAACTTGATTAGGTTGTAAAAGAACACTGTTTTCTTCTTTCAATTGTGGAGCAAGGTGCGTACAATCACCATCTTTACCTGGTCTTCCTACAATATTTTGATTCCATGCTTTGCATCCAATAACATTAGATAATAACAACATACCTTTTGATCCCCACACTGTTCCACCTCCAGAACCTCCACCCCAAGAATAATCATCTACATGAATTCCTGGTCTTCTGTGAGATTCATTTGCGTTTACAAATCTTTCATCAATAGTGATGTATCCTACGCCAGATTTGTAATCAGACATATCAATCAATTTTTTGATAGTAGGAATGTAATGTTGTAAAGATTCAGGCACTAAATGAGGATTAGCAAAATCTAAAGGCATCATTTGTACACGTATACCACTAAATAATGGTAGTGTAAGTTTTTCTAGTTTTTGAAATTTTGATTTGATCATTTTTATAATTATTAAGGATTAATACAAATTAAAAATCCCTACACACTTGAGACATGTGTAGGGAAATAGTAAATGGTAAATAGTCTTACAATGCAAGACTAGTGGAGGCGGAGAGATTCGAACTCTCGTGTTGCTTACTTCGATAATACAATTTTATACAGCTTTGTTGCAGATTCTAATGTTATTTACTTCCTAATAATCTACTAAATTTGGGAAGAGGATCAACTGTTAAGTTGAGAATCCACCACTCTGTTTAATCTAACAGAGAAATCTTTATTGAATTTAGGCTGCTACAGCAACTTCTTCTCTCAATAGAGAGAATACTTTGTTCATGTTAGCTTCGATTTGTGCGTTGTCTCCTAGAGATACTACACGTGTGTTTGATTTGCCATTTAATTAATTCATCTTAGTTTACAGTTATCTCTCTGGCTGAATTGTAAGACCTATAATAACCAGTCAATTCCAGTCACCCCCTGTTGTTACGTTTTTGAACAGAACGCTCCCTCAAACTGTTTTAATTAATTAACCTTTTCCCAAATTTATTAATTAAAAATTGACTAGCACCCTCTTTATTATAATAACTAGTATTCATGCCAGATTTAAAGGTCTGGTATAAGAGTAGGGTCACGTAGTTAATTTTACTTCCACACTTGTTAGTTAGGATAACACATTAACTAAACTTGCTGAGAACTCATTTGTGTTGTAGAGATCCTGATGACTCTCTTTTTATAGGACATTCCTTTCTCAAGGGAACAACACATCTACCATTACTGATAGCATCTTCGATAGTCTTTCAAGGTACAAGTTATGCACACTATCAGGTATTCAATGTTTAACCTAGTAGTCAGGACAGGGATCGAACCTGTAAGAAATCCATCAGCACACTACTAAAGCAGATTCCACGTGTTCTCTTTCGGTTTTTCCCAATAGTGTTTCGCGCGTTTACCTTTTTCGCCACCTGACTATTTAAAATCCCTGCAAATATACTTCACAGGGATTAATAAAACAAATATCTATCTAACTGTTTTAACAAAAGGAAGACCTCCTCCTGAATATGTAGAAGGAAGAACTCCATTCCACTTAGATATAGTTCTTTCTTGTAATATCTCGTTAGTCAATCCTCTAGAACGAATAATTGCTTGTTCTGTCTTCAATTGCTCTAACTCATTACGTTTTCTTTGCTCAGCTATTTGTTGATCTAATACAGAGATGTTTGTATTCACTTCGTTTCTACTATCAATCTTAGCTTTCACCTTTGTTGAGAAATCTAAGTTAAGACTAAAGCTAATCAATGTCAAGCCTGATTTCTCAAACTCTTTTTGTACAATGTCTTGAACATACTTCTCAAACTTCAATGAACCACCATTAGCCATTAATGCATCTGTTGTATAACTTCTTGATGCTTCTTTAATGATGTCATAAATGCGAGGCTCTAATACATTATCTTGTAAAGCTGTCATAAAATCATCTCCTGAACCAAGTCTTGCGTTCTGGAATACAACATCAACCACTTTAGCTTGAATCACTTTATATGAATACAATGGTTTAGATGTGAATGCTGTGTTATCAGCTGCTTTGATTTGTAATGTACGATCATTACCTTCTTCATCAGTGAACACACCACGTTGTTCCCATGCTGGTACTTGAAACAATTCTGTACCTGGAGACATTGTAGACACTCTACCCTGTTGTTTGGTATAGTCATCTTTACCATTCTTACCATAGTTTTCCATTAATACACCATAATAGTTTGGTGCAACACGCTCACATGATGTTAATAATACAACACCCAATGCTAATAATACTAATTTTTTCATTCTTCTGATTTTTTATTGTTATTATAAATTTGTTTTGCTGAGATGTATATTCCTAATATAAACAGCCCTATCCCAATCCAGGCATTTATATGATTGTAGCACCAAGCTGATGCAAATGTCCATAATAAAACTATTATGAACGCCATGAAGATTTTATTTATCATAATGTTTAAATTAAAATCCCTCTGCGTTAACAGAGGGACTTGGTTATGTTCTTAACTGTTGTCTTCCTGTTTCTTTAGAATAAGCAAACGTTTCAAGATCATATGTAACCTCAATCTGTTTACCTTCTGTAGCAAGACAAAGATCTTTTAGCTCTTCACTGAATGACATCAATGAAATAGCATTCACCTTGTATGGAAACTCATTAGTACCCACTCTATCTTGCATTATATTCCTATTGTGTCGTTAATACAATAGCGTTCTCTTATGAACTGCTTATACTTTCATATAAGATTAGACTATATCTCCATCCTCGTAGGATGTTCCCCTTTTCCACTCACTTAAGTGTACTCGCATTTCAGCGATAGTCGTTGAACGTTTCTTGTTATTCTATCTTTTTTAATATCTCTTGATGTTTTAAAAACTTTCTATCAAGATATACTGTTGCATCTTTATATATATAATCTGTAAACTTTTTATATCGTTTAATAGATTTTAAATACAAGGTGTAAGTTCCAGTAGTTCTTTTATCATATTGTAATGATTTTGGAACATCTGGAATAAAATCACATATAAATTCTAAAAATGACTTAGTTCCTACTATTGTTATACCTGGAGAACCTTTGTGTGTTTCTTTTCTTCCTTTTTGAAAGAATAAACAACCATCACCATCAAAATGTCCTCTGACAAAATGGTGCATTAGTTCTTTTGGTACATTATTAATAACACTAAGTGTTTTAGATTTTTCATAGTCTAACCCATATGTATTAACATCTTTAGATAACTCTTTACTATATATCTCAATTACAGCTTTTTCTGTAACTCTACATTCTTCTGAATATTGAGACGTTCTAGTAAATACATTGCCTGTATATGCAATACTTGTTTTAAATTTTTCTAAATGTGATTTATCACTAATATCTAAACAAATTCCTAATGTATTACCTCTTTTATTAAGATAACCATCAGCTGCAATAAAACCTAACCAATAGGCTTTTTCTTCTGTGTCAATTTGTTTAAAATAATCTGCATTAAATGTGTATGTTTTTATAATTTATGTTTTATACGACAAATATACAAATAGTATTAATGATATACAAGATAAAATAACATTATTTCGCTGCTGATTTCCATATTATTTTAAAATAACTTAGGAGTCCCAGCAATTAAAGGAATTACGGACATATATTACTATATGTCTAGGCCAATTCGACCATCATTGATGATTAAGATTTCTGGTTTCTCTTCTGACAAATCTATATCTAGGTTATGTAATTTATGGCTGTTGACTTGACCAGCAACATATTCAACTATGTCACCAATTGCTGTAAAACCACCATTAGGCTCATTAGAGAATGTCTGCCAGAACTTAATCACATCTTCTCTATCCTTGATATGTTGGAACTGAAGATCTTCAGCATCATGAACGAAATAACTAAAGAACACCTCAGCTTCTCCCTTCATTACATATCTAAACCTGTCGATTAATATAGCATTCACCCATATCTGTTTCTCATCTTCATGCATACTTCCTGAATAATCTAGAAGAATAATGATCTTTTGAATCTGCTCTTTTCTATCAACAGGTACACTCACTGTCAAGTCTTTAGTTAAGAACTTACTTCTAAAGTTTGGATACACCTTCTGCATTAGATTCATCATATGAATTTGAGAATAATCTCTCATAATCATAGTAGAATACTGATCAGAATTAGCTACAATCTTCTCAGAGATTTCTTTCTCCACTTTGAACTCAGAACCAAATTGACCTACAAGAGATAGATGGTTCATAATCTCCATCTTTCTTTCTTTACTTAGTTCATTAAGATCTAGCTGTTCATTGATTGTTGGATCAAAATACAATTCTCTATCAAAGTCAAGTCTTTTCTTCATATCTATTTCCTTGTCTTCTTCATCATCTTCATTGTCTCTTTCTTCTTTACTTGATTGACCTTTCAGTTTCAAATAGATAGAAATAGCTTGTTCTAATGGTGAGAATCCAGGAATAAACTGTTCAAATATACTATCGTACAAAGCTTTTTTCTCTTGATATTCACTTTGTTCAGATTCTGATAAAGCATCATAGTCTGCATACTTCTCAGCTACATATTCTTTCTCATCAATCATTTTGAAATAGCATATACGTGCTAGTTCTTTGATTGTATCAATAGATGTTTGCTTTGGAGCGTGCACTTTCTTTCTGATCTCTGCAGCTATTGGTGTTAGATAGTTAACTGGATCTTTAACAAACAGATCATCATTGTTATCACTACTCCCATAGTCCCATGTATAAGAGAATGATGACCAGCTTGATTTAGACCAACCACCACCTCCATACTTACTCTTCCAACCCCCAGTGCTCTTTTTAGGAGACTGGTAGGTTGGTGTGTAATAATCACCATCATAGTAATCATCCCACAAACTTTCTTGTGCCATTAGATAAACGCAGCAATAGTTAAGTTCTTCTCAAACTTCTCAAGAGCAGATGTAGCAGCTTTAACAAGCTGTGAATGTACATGTACAACATCATCACCTACTACTAATCCTTTGATATCAGATAGTTGTTTCTTAAGGTCTGAAATAGCATCTTTATGCATCTTCTCATCTTCTCTAGATACAAATGGTAAATTAGTTAGAGTTTCAATGCTAAATGTAATAGCTGCAGATAAGTCTCTGAACTTGATTGTTGATTCAAACTTCTTGATTGCTTCAGAGATTAAAGATGGTTTCTTTGCAAACTCTGCAATGAATGATAATGATTCTGGACCACATTCATCATACACTTGATATGCTGTAACAGCAACACGAGGTGAAATAGTAATACCATTCTTAGCATACTCTTGTAATAGATAAGGAATCACTGGATCCACTTCTCCTTCACCAAACTTACTCTCAAGCAACTTGTTGTAGCTGATTTCTGTATAGTTATCCCATATTACATTCAATTCTAATGGAAAACGCTCCATCAATGCTTTCAATGACATATTCTTAGAGAATTCATCACGAGTTCTGTTAGTACAACAGATGATGAATTTAGTGTTGATAGGAAATATCTGTGTACCATTTCTAAATACACCACTAGATAGAATATCTTTCAATTGCTCTAGAATAAAATCAGGTGCATCAAATAACTCTTCGAAGATAACATATTCATGATTCATGAATGAATTCTCAACTAAGTATTCAATCTTACCTGTTGTTTCAAATGTAGGAATGTCAAGACCACCAAACAATCTGTCTGTAGTCATACCTGTACCCATAGTTTGTATGAAAGGCTCAATACCTTTAGCTTTTAAGAAGTCAAGAGTTATTTCTGATTTTCCGTGGCCCCCAGCTCCATACAAAATAACATTCTTGCGAGTTTGAAACCCTACATTTAATACACTAACTGTTTTATCCATGAATACAAATTTCTCTGCTACTGGATTCTTTACTGCGTTCTTTGTTGTTCCCATTTTTTTCTTTGTTGTTAAGGAGTTTTTATTTAATTGCTTTACTTGTTCTATTACTTCTGTAATGTCTACTGGTTCTTCTTCTTTAAGAATATAATCATCTGGTTCAAATATCCAACCATCCATGTTGAATGATCTACCTTGTTCCATTGGTGAATTAAATTTATCAGGAACATCCATTCCTAGATATTTATTCATACCACCATCTTCAGCCCAACCAAGTGGATAACCATTAAGTGATGATGAATACTCATCATCTGTCCAAAGATCATCTCTGAGAAATTCTTCTACTGTCTTAAATCTATATTTACTCATAGCTTTGATATAAAAAGAGAGCCATTACAGCTCTCTTATTAGTTAAAATTCATACATAGGATTAGAATCTTCTTCTTGTTCTTCTTCCCCACACATGATGTCAAATTGATCACCAATAGTTTTTAATGTCTTAGCTAATTGTAGAGATAGATTCTTTAATGCCTCAGGTGTTAGACTATCTAACCATTCCTGTTGCTTTTCTTCTGTACAATCTTCAAAACATGTGGGTTTTCTTCGTTCATCACCTGGTAATGTGTCAAATATGAACACACCAGATAGATTTCTACGTGTTGGGTTAGTCATCATCTCCATCACCATCTGGTTTATCAGTGATGCCATCAAGGAAATCTCTCACTTCTTGTGGAAGATCATCAGGATTAATTCCTTTACCTTTTGATTCTTGCATAACTTTAATAAGCATCTCTTTGATGTGATCAGGAATATCATCACTATCTATAGCAATTTTCTTCACTACACCTTTAAGTTTTTCTGCCATCATTTCTGCAAAACCATCTAACTTATCTTGTAAGAAGAATGATGCCATCATAACCAATTGGTTATAACTAAACTCGTGAAGAGCTGCTTCTACTAACATACTTGGTGAAAGATCATCTTTGACATTTTTATCTTCATCAAATAGATAGTCTTTTAATACATCTCTAACGTGTTCTTGAAGATCATCTAAGAATTCTTCTGTAACACCAATTGCTTTACTTAGTTTCTTTTGACCATGGTCAAAGTTGAAAATACTTGTTGTTGTACTACTCATTTTGTTTGTTATTAAGGATTTATTGTTCAATTCTTTCTCTTACGTCTATTACTTTTTCTTTTACCACACCATTTCTGAAGTTGTATAACACTTCAACGATTAACCTTCTAGCTCTAATAGCTGTGAATCTATTTGTTGATGCAACTAATGTACCTTTGAGAATTCTGCGTCTCATGATGTAGCAACTACTGTTATACAAAGACCTAATATAATAATAAAAGCAATAATACATGCTATTCCTAACATCTTTGCTTCTTTTTTATATATAGATGTTTCGTGTTCACACAACTCAATCATTCTATTCTTTAGAGCTATGAGTTCATTGTTTACATCTAGTATTCTTCTTTGTGAATTTATTATACCTTCTAATAATTCTACTTGTTGGATTAATTGTTCTTCTGTGTGCATATTAATTGATTTTAGATTGTTTATTACTTGCTATTTCCATTCCAATTATCACTGGAAGTGCTATTGGGCTTAATAACCAAATGAACCAAGCTTCTGTTGGTACATCTTGATTTTTTACGAATGATTCGATCAACATACCTAACATAATTAAGTATGATATAAAAATGTATAATGTTATCATGATTTCTTTTTATTTAATGTTAACCATCTCTTTTTAGGAACAAAGTAAGCTTGAGGACCTATATCATCAAAATGATCTAAATCATTTTCATCATTATATAACTCACATTCATCAAACCATTCTTGATCCATTAGTATTTGACTTTCTGGCCATCTAACTAACACTGTTTCTGTTATCATAATTCTTATTTCTTTAAAGGTTTAAATCCAATATAAATACTATCAGAGACAGAAGACACATATAATGTATCTCCTGCTCTTACAGCTTGTATTTCTTCTGGATATGATATTGGTTTTGTTTCATCATTATCAAGTAATGGTCCCAATACATAAAATCCAAATAATAATCCTACTGTGAATAATACAAAATTTCTCATAATCCTATGAATTGATCAAAACAACTATCTAATAGCTGTTGTAGGTTAAACTTCTCTGTTTGTAACTCTGTTATTCTATCTTCAATGATATGAACATTCACATCATCGTAACCATCTCTAAGACTATCTAAGGAATGTACTTCCATATGGATATCTTGTAATCTTTGTTGGATATCTTCTACTCTCATGATTAATAGTCTTTATCTAGATCAGAACAAATTATTAAACCAGGTATCCAACCAAGTAAGAACATGATATAAATCATTGCAGTATGTGACATACATTCTTTGTATGATAAATCAGATAATAAATATCCAATAAGTCCTATTACACACCATGTAATAAGAAACGTAGCTATAAAAGCTAACATAAGTTTTGTTGATTTCATTTTATTTGTTATTAAGGAGATTATTTAATTCTTTCATTTTAGATAGTATATCATCTAAACTTTGATTTTGTGGATTGTAGTCTTCAGCTAATGCTTCAAACTCTTTTATTGAGACAATATTATAATCATCTTCATTTTTCTCATCTAGATTATCTACATAGAAGCCAACATTATCTTCAGTTGGAGCATCTTCTTTTGGTTGATACTGCAGATATGTTAGATCATCTTCATAATCTACATAATCAAATGCAAGACCTTTATTCTTCCACATAGGAAGAGAATATCTCTCACATATCTCACGAGCTATATCACAATCTGCTTGATTGTACATTTCTACAATAGCTTTAAATATTGGATGTTCTTGTTCCATGTTATTAAGGAATTAGTGTTATAAATTATTCTTTATGTATTCTAATACATCTTTTGATGCAAGAGCTACAAACTTTGATTGATTCACATGATCAAACATTCTATATACAGCCATTACATTATCTTCATAGTTTGTAATACTATTTATAATGTTTAGTTTCTCTGTAACATATCCAAACTCATTATCATATTGCAACCATATAAGACTTGCAATATTAATCATCTCGTTGAATATCTCTTCACTAGGTGTTATATGTTTCATTGTTATTAAGGAATTGCGGCCAAAGAGCCTATTAATATAAAAAATCACTTGTCCAAATTCTAGTGGAATGGAGAGCTATACTAATTCTTCTTTAAAGAAAGACAATAGATATATAAGAACATCTTTCTTACCTCTTAAGTATTCATATTCTAATTCATATCCACTCTCTCCATCTGGTAACATAATAACTAATGTATCTAATAAGTCAAACTTAAATAGAACATCTTCTAGTTCTCTTTCTATTATTTCTTTCATAATGTATATGTATTTAATATTAAAATATATATACACACCACTAAACCATGCTTTACAGAATGTAGGTTTATAGCCTGTGAACGTGTGGTGTGTATATTATAGTTAAGGTTAGACTTCTCTGCGAGCTTACCATGTACTCTTTCAACATATGCTGGCGGTCCATCTTGTTATAACTATATATTAAATCAACTATAGCATGTGTTATATCCTTTAATGCTCTTCTGAATTACACTACAATGATATCCATTTGGAATCAGTCATTGTATATTGGTAGTTGATTGTATTTAAAAAGGCCCGTAGAAGAGCCCATAATTATTATTCTATAGAGAGTTATTAATCTCTTCATTAGAAAGTTCTTTATAATACTTAGGAGATTCTAATTGAGATCTCATAGCAACAAGTTTATTATATAAGGATTTAAGAGAAGAACTTTCATTACCACTATCTCTCATATGACAAAGTAATGCATATTGTAATAGTTCTATCTCTGTATGTGTTAATGTTTTCATAATGCTATATATATTTCGTTATTATTCACTATTTGTTGTTTGTTAGTTACCACTCTTTTTAGTGTAGAGGTATACACTGCTATTCTTTTACACTCAAGAAAAACTTTTTACGAGAGAGAAAAAAACTTTTTACCTATATATATAAGGAGTAAATGTTTTTTTAAGAACCCAACCCTGAACAAGTTCTTCCCACCCTTATATATAATAACAATGGGCCCACGTTAATGAGCCCAATGTGTTTATTACAATGCAATAAGGTCTTCAATGTTAATTGCAATTGCTTCAAGTTTTCTGTTAAGCATGTCTTCTGTGATGTTAACACGAGTGTTAGACATGTCTTGTCCGCCTTGATTAGAAATAGTGTAAAGAACCAAAGGTTTCATTTCTCCTGTTTCTTCGTCTGCTACCATAACAGGCTTACCAAAGTTTGGTGATGTTTCATCACGTTCTATTTGTGGTAACTCAAGGATTGGTAATGATGCAAGGTCTGCAAGTTTACCACTCAATTCTGCCTCACTCTTTGAAGCACGTAAACTTTCACTCAATGGACCTGAACAGTTAACGTAAACTCTTTGTCCCTTTGCATTGTAGATTGCAATAGTAACACGACTTAATTTACCTGTCTTTTCATTAACAGTTCCTTTGAAGTTCTTCTTGCTTGATAGTTCGTGGTAACCATTCACTCCTGCAAATTCTGCAACTGTACCAATAGTTGCTAATGTGCTCTCTGTTTGAGCAACGTCTTTAAATTGTAACATAATTTCTGTTTTTAATTAATTAATTAATTTATAATGAGTTATTTACTCCGAATGTAAGAAGGGTTTTGGGATGGAATGTTATTTGTTAACAAACCAATATGACACAGCGATTTAGCAAGTGCTGTGTCACAAGATGGGGGGATACCCCAATCTCTCAAATTGTATGGGGGGTTTTGATATGGAGTGGTCTACAAAGGCACACACACGATAGGTTTCTAAGTTTGGAAAAAAATTTTTGGAAAAAAAATTTGGTGCATATTGAAAATATGTATTACCTTTGGCTGGGTGGGTGGGTATGTCTATATAGATAGATATTCTTCATAATATAGCATAGGGAATAAATATTTCTTCCTAATGTATTGATTATGAATATTTATTTTCTATCTTTGTCCTTAGAATGTCAAAACTAAATTATGGAACCAACTAAGATTATAGTACAAAGACTAAAGAAAGAAGTAGATAATGATATAGAATTAGCTATGAAGTATTATTCTATTCTTTCTTCTATAAACAATCTAAACCTAACTGAAAGAGAACTTCAACTTATTTCCTTTACAGCTATAAAAGGTAACATTACATATGCTAATGTAAGAGAAGAGTTTTGTAAAACATACAATAGTACATCTCCATCTATCAATAACATCATTTCTAAGTTAAAGAAAATTGGTATATTTGTTAAGGAGAATGGTAAGGTGAAGGTAAACCCAATTATTGTTATTGATTTCAAGAAGGATATAACATTAGAAATAAAATTAGTACATGGAGAAACCAATGTCAATGTCAGTGAAGGAATGGATAATCAAGAAGATGTCCATCAACATGGTGATATCAGAGAAGACAATTGATGCTATTGTAACACATCAGTTTGATTCAGCCAATGATGCTCTTAATATTAATAAGAGTGTTGAGCTCTCAGGATTTGGAAAGTTTTATTTCAATACAAAGAAAGCTCTTGCACAATATAATAAGTTGTTAGCTATTAAGAAGGCATATCAGAATATGTTATTGGATGAGAAGACATCTGATGTTAAAAGAAATGCTGTAGAACTTAAATTGCAAATAATAGAGACCAGTATTAAAACCTTAAAACCAAAAATAGATGAGCCTGGGACAAATATATGAGGGATGGAAGAATCATCTTCTTCCTGAGGAAAGACAGAAAGCTTTTATAGAACATACAAGTCAAGAAAGACTTGCTATATGTCAAGCTTGTGAAGAACATTCTGCTAATAAGAAAGATTACAAGAGCCTAAGACTAGATGCACATTGCACTAATTGTGGATGTACATTGTCTGCTAAAACAAAATGTTTAACCTGTGAATGTCCATTGAAGAAATGGATGGCAGCAGAAATACCAACAGATAATAATGACATTACATAAAATACCATTAGAAGCACTTATTGGAATACTTACAGATCTATATGATAATGGAGCTGATTTCATTGATATATCAGGAGAGAATAGTGAAGAAGAAGGACTGCCTAAAGACACTATTAAGATAACAGTGAAACCTGAGTATCTAAGTGATTATAATGAAGAAGATGTAATGGAATTAGAACAAGAAATAGAAATGGATTTTTCAGGAGATGAAGGAGATGATAATTCTTCTAAAACAAGTTTATCTGATGAGGACATAAATGATTTGATATGAAAATAGTGAATTACCATCGTAAGATTATACAGATACTGGAGCGATTACATAAAGCTCATCCAACTTATAATGTAGGAAAACATTTGTCTACAGCATTAGATGGTTCTGATATGTGGGGCATTTCTGATAAAGAAGTGTTTATGTCCTTACAGAAGTATGAGGTAGAACTTAATATGGATGTTGATCATGAAGAGGATGTTGAAGACATCATTAATGATGGAATGAATTTGGAGAGAACATTGTTCGAAGAGGAAGAAGATTAATAATACAATATAATACAAACTACATCATGGAATTAATTACACCTAAGAGAATTGTTGGAGTGCATCATGATCCAACTAAATTTTTTACTATAAGAGTTGTATATGGAGAAGGTATGCAAGAATTTCTTTGTCCTGATGGTGAAGATGTTTATCATTCACAACAGGAAAGAAGAAGAGAAAGATTTAGAGAACAAGAATTAGCATTTGAAAATAGACTTGCTGCAGATTCTGAAGAACAACTTAGGTATAATAATGTAATAAATAACATTCTTGATTTTAAAGATCATGATGAATATAAACGTAAAACCAGCTTTAAATATAAAGTGTTAAGGTTTTTAAAACTAACTAAATAATGGCAGTAAAAAAGACTACATACATAAATACAGAACTTGATTGGGCTGAGGAACAATTATCAAGCTGGAAACAATACGTTGATGCTAATCCTTTACATACATTAGAGGATAGAATCAAGTGGAAAGAAACCAAAGCTGGTGGAGCAATGCCTATGGTGATTGCATCTATTGAAGCACAAGGTAAGTTTGTCCAAGAGACAATGAAGAACTATCTAGCTCTGTTAGAGCAAGTTGAGAAATTACGTGAGAAAGAAGAAGCTAAGGTGGTGCCTGTAAGAGGTGGTGCTGAGCTAGGAAGTATGGCAGAGGATTTCTTAAAGGGTAGAAAATAATGGATGGTTTACAAAGCATTGACTACAAAGACTGGTTCATTAACCAGAAAAGAGTTCCACAAAAAGACTCAGAGGAATATAGAGACTTCTATGCGTTTCATAAACAACTGTGTATTGATGGTTGTACAATGGGAGGAGTGTATATTAACCCTTTTCTATATTGGCATTTAAACTTCTGGAATACAGAGGTGGATGTTATAGATGACAGAGGTAGAATATCACAGAAATATGCCAATCCTTATCTACGTGATAATGAATGGATAATAACAAACGAAATAGATAGGGCACACAACGAGAAAAAAGGATTGGTGATACTAGGTATTCGTCGTTTAGCTAAGTCAGTAATTGAGAGCTCCTATATAGGTCATGGGGCAACGTTCGATGAGAACTCCCAGAACATTATTGCAGGATTGAATGCTCCCGATATAAAGCTTATTACAGATAAGATTGACAAAGGATTAAACTTCTTACCAGAAGCCTGGAGATGGCAGAGGGTAGAAGACAATTGGAAAAACCAAGTTACATTAGGGATCAAGACAAAAGCAGGAGAGAGAATCCCCTTTTCTCAGATCCTTATTCGTAACTTAGATGGTGGTAACAATGAAGAGGCTATTGCAGGTACAAAGCCAAGAAGACTTATTATTGACGAGATAGGAAAGGGTAATTTCTTACGTGGATTACAAGCTGCAACACCAGGATTCACTACACCATTTGGTTGGGGATGTTCTCCAATTCTTACAGGTACAGGTGGAGATATGCAAAACTTCATGGATGCAAAGAGTCTTATGTTTGATGTTCAGAATTTTAACTTCTTAGAATACAATAGTGCTAAAGATGAACAAAGAATCCATGGATTATTCATCTCACATAAGTATAGAATGGAAGCTAAAGAAGATTCTACACTAGGTGCTTTCTTAGAACAACCAAAAGAATCAGAATTACACAATGTAAAAATGTTAGTCTCTAACGAAGAGATGGCAGATAAGATTACAAATGAAAACCTTGATAGATTAAAGAAAGCTGGTGATAGACTAGCTTATCTAAAAGAGAAAATGTACTATCCACAAGAAGTGGATGACATATTCTTAAATGAGGATACCAATATATTTGATATAGAAGCAGCTAAACGTCAGAAATCCAGACTGTTAATGCAAGAAAGAACAGGAACACCTGTTTATTTATATGATGATGGTCAAGGAGTGAAGCATGAGTTTACAGATAAACTTCCTATATCAAACTTTCCATTAAAAAATACAGATATGAAGGATGCTCCTGTAGTGATATATGAGTTTCCTATATCAGATCCTCCATATGGATTATATGTAGCAGGAATTGACCCTTATAGACAAGGTAAATCTGCATATTCAAGCTCATTAGGATCTGTGTACATATATAAACGTATGCACGCTATATCTGGAGAGAAATATCAAGATATGTTTGTGGCCAGCTATTGTGCTAGACCAGATAAGAAAGAAACATGGGAAGAACAAGCTCGCTACCTTATTAAGTATTACAATGCTAGAGCATTATGTGAGAATGATGAGATTTCGTTCATTGATTATATGATAGCCAAAGGTGATAGCCATTATTTAGAAAGACAACCAGATTGGTTAAAAGAAATAGTTCCTAACACTACAGTTAGAAGAGATTTTGGAATACATAGATCTTCTGAGAAAATACGAGACTTCTTGCATGGATGTCTTAAGAAATATTCAGAAGAAGCAGTGCATGTAGAGAAGGATGAAGATGGTAACATTATATCTGAAATAAAAGGTATGTCAAAGATATTTGATCCTGTTCTTCTTGAAGAAATGATACAGTATAATGAACAAGGTAACTTTGACCGTATCATTGCTGCAGAGCTTGCAATAGCTCTTGCTATGAAGTTAGATCCCATCATGGGAAAAATAGGTGGAGAGGAAGACGTAAGAATAAAATCAATGTTCACAAAGAACACAAAAAATACTCTGTTTACAGAAAGCAGATCAATGTTTAACACACCAAAAAATAAATTGTTTAGATAAAATGGCAATAATTAGATATACGAAAGACGCTACTATTAGGTATGCTTACTTGAACATCTTTCCTGATCAGTTCAAAACAGAAAAGGAAAAGAAAGATGAGAGTTGGATCAAGAATACAATGGACTATTTTTCCAATAAAGCATATGCTGAGTATGTAAAGAATAGAGACACGTTTGTTAAAAACTACGATCTTATGAAAGGAATCTTACGTATGGAAGATTTCTATCAAGAACCAGAAGTAAGAAGCTTTACAGATGTACTTACAGCAGATCTAGAACTTCCTGCATATGTAAAAATGTATTCTATTGTTACCACTCCTGTTAATGAATTAGTAGGAGAAATAAGCAAACGTCCTGATACTTACAGAGTTAAGGCATTTGATGAAGACAGTAAGGCAGAAGAATTACAGTTTAAAACTGACACTTTACAAAACTTTGTAATGAGTCAAGCTAGACAGCAAATCATGGCAAAAGCTGCAATGCAAGGAGTTGAAATTCCTGATGAAGAATTGGAGCAAATGACAATGGACCAAGTAAAAGATGAATTAGATAGCTATACATCGGTTGCTGAGAAATGGGCTAATCATATTCTTACTTGTCAGAAAGCTGAGTTTAACATGAAAGAAAAATCTGAAGATGCCTTCAGAGACTTATTAATATCTGCTAGAGAATTTTATCACATATATGAAGACAACTCGAAACTTGGTTTCAACATCGAAGTGGCTAACCCAAAGAACACTTGGTTTCTTACCACTCCTGATAGAAAGTGGATTTCAGATCCCACAGGGAGAGCTCAAGGAGCCTATGCTGCTGGTACAGTACAAGTTATGGAGCTATCGGAGATCATTGAAAGCATACCAGATCTTACTAAAGAGGAAATTGATCACTTACGAAGCTCTCTCCAAGACTACGGATTAATCAATGTTAGAGAATCTAACTTAGGTAACCCAGATGCTATTCCTGGACAAGACTCTGTAATGTATGATACATTTGACCCTCTTGTGTTACAGACACGTATGATCATTGAATCAGAAATGAAAGAGAATAACGATGGATTAAAAGACTTTTTAGGACTTACTAATAATGTTAGTTCATTTGGTTATAAATATGTTGTTGTACGTAGCTATTGGATCTCTAAAAGAAAGATAGGTAAACTTATCTATATAGATGAGATGGGTAATGAACAATCAATGTTAGTTGATGAAACTTACAAATCAGGAACTATACCTACACAACAATCATTAGAATGGGGATGGATTAATGAATGGTACCAAGGAACTAAGATTGGTCCAGACATCTATCATATTAAACCATTTAAGTTATTAAACTATTGTCCTATTATAGGTACAACATATGAGGTGAAGAACACAGAGGCTAAATCTCTTGTAGACTTAATGAAACCTTTCCAAGTGCTATACAACGTATGTATGAACCAATTATACAAACTTCTTGAGAAAGAAGTAGGTAAGGTTCAGTTAATGTCATTAAGACATATTCCTATTCCTAAAGATGGAGATGCACAAGATGCTCTTGATATATGGGAAATGGAAGCACGTAATAGAGGAGTGGTGTTTATTGATGACTCTCCAGAGAACATGAAATCTCCAAGTTCATTCAATCAGTTCACAGCTCTTGATCTTACACGTACATCAGAGATACAATCTCGATATACATTAGCACAACAACTTAAAGCTGAGTGTTGGGAACTTGTAGGTATGTCTAGACAACGTATGGGTGATGTTTCTGCCTCTGAAAGTGCTACAGGTACTAACACTGCCATGCAACAAAGTTATTCTCAGACAGAGCCTCTATTCATTGCACATGAATATGTACTTGGACAATTGTATCAAGCTATTATTGATGCTGCACTATATGTAGAGAGTAGTAAACCAGAAAGTACATTATCATACATTACAGGAGAAGGAGAATCTGCATTTGTACAAGTAAATGGATCAGATCTTAAATTCCGTGACTTAAAAGTGTTCTTAACTAATAGACCAGAAGACACTCAAATGTTTAATGAAATTAGAGCTCTTTCTCAAGCACTTATTCAAAATGGTGGAACGCTTTATGATGTAGTAGAATTATACACTACTAAGTCTATGAGAGATATGAAGAAAACATTCAAAGATCTTAGAGACAGACAAATTGCTCAACAAGATCAAGCTCAACAGCTTGAACAACAAAAACTTGAACAACAGTCTCAACAAGCACAAGCTGCATTACAACAAGCTGCTCAAATGGCTCAAGAGAAACAAGCTAATGAAGATTATCAAAAAGAACTTGACAGACAGTCTAGAGAGAAGATTGCTATTATTCAAGCTACAGGCTTTGGTAAAGTGGAATCAGAAGATGTTAATGATAATACTGTCCCTGATGTATTAGAAATGAGTAGACTTACTCAAGACCAAGATAAGGCTTCAAAAGATTACCAAACTAAGATGGCTGATATTCAAAATAAGAATAAACAAGCTGCTGACAAAATGGCTATAGAGAAAGAAAAGATTGCAGTGGCTAGAGAGAATATGGCAAATGATTTAGCAGTGGCTAAAGAGAATGCTAAGGGCAGAAATAACAAAAAAGGTTAAAAAACTTCTCCTCTTCGGAGGAGAAAAAAATATTAATGCTATATTATCTTGAAAATTGGACCAGATTGATCCATAACACTTTGATATTAAATAGTGTTGTTATACTTTTACATAAATAAAACCAAACATAAATACAACTACATATGGCTGATAATTTAGAAACTATGGGTAACTTTAGTATCCAAGATACTATGGAAATGGGTATGGGTAACCAAGAATTGTTACAAGACTTATTTTCCCCTGAGACATCAACTTCTAATCCAGAAGATGTTACACCTATTATTAAAGATGCAAATGCTCCTGCTGCACCAGTTGCACCAGAAGTTAAAAAAGGTAAGGAAATCATTCCTCCTAAAAGCGTTGATGGTAAAACAGATGAAGAGAAATTAGATGGACAATCAATGATCTCTGACTTTTTAAGTGATGCAGATGATGATGATGACGATGATAATAATGGTGGTGCTGCACCAGCTGCAACTCCTAAACCTAAAGCTGCAGATGATGATGCAGATGATGCAGATGATACCAATGATGATGATGCTCCTGAAGGAACACAATTCACTGCTCTTGCAAATGATCTTTATAAATTAGGAGTGTTCACTGCTGAAGATGATGAAGATCAACAACCAATTTCCACTGCAGAAGAGTTCTTAGAACGATTCAATGAAGAAAAGAAAAAAGGTGCAATTGAAACAGTAAACAATTTCATAGGACAATTTGGAGAAGATTACCAAGAAGCTTTTGAAGCCATATTTGTGAAAGGAGTAAATCCAAAAGAATATTTTGGTGTTTATAACCAAGTAGTTAGCTTTGCTGAAATGGATCTTTCTAATGAAGATAACCAAGTGAAGGTAGTTAGACAAGCATTATTAGATCAAGGATTTGAACAAGAAGATGTTGAATCTGAGATTGAAAGATTTAAAAATTACGGTGACTTAGAAAATGTTGCAACAAAACACCACAAAGTGTTAGTTAAAAAAGAAGCATCTAAGTTACAACAAATGGAAACTAGAGCTGAACAAGAGTTACAACAAAAACAAGCTATTAGAAACCAATATATAAATAACGTGCAAACCATCTTACAAGATAAGGTGAAAGCAAAAGAGTTTGATGGTATTCCTATCAATCCAAAATTAGCATCAGAACTACAAGACTTCTTATTAGTTGATAAATGGAAGACTGCATCTGGAGAAAATCTTACAGATTTTGATCGTGTTATTCTGGATATGAAAAGACCAGAGAATCATGCAATGAAAGTTAAGGTGGGTCTTCTTTTAAAGATGTTAGAAAAAGATCCTACATTATCAACTATACAAAAAACAGGTGTGACTAAAAAGTCTAACCAATTATTTGGAGAAGTTGCAAGACAAGTAACAAAAGCTAAAACAGCTGGAGGTACTGGTGGTTCAGGAGCTAAACCTAATTCATGGTTCGTATAACAAAAAACAATAATAATTAACAAAAAAAACAAATAACAATGGCAATTCAAACAATTCCTGGGTTAACTGGTTTTACTTATGCTCGTGTTGCGTCTATGGACAAACGTGCTGTAGGAAAATTAACTGACTCAAATCACTTAGAGAGTTTTCACTCGACTGAGCCTGCAGACTATGATAAAAAGATTATCTCTTTATATACTCAGAGCTCATTGTACAGTAATGATTTCTTGGACATGATCAACAAGAGTACACCTTATTACATTGATAATAATAGTGACGCTTGGAAATGGCAAGTAGCAGTTCCTTACAAATTCCCAAAAATTATTGACATTCCTGCAACTACGCAAGCTTTAATTGATGCTGGTAAAACAGGTATCGATGGTCAAGAATTTACTTTAGTATTAGATACTAATGAGTTTTCTAAAAACGCAATCATCTCTGTAGGTACACGTCAGTATGGTCCTAGATTCTACGTAATCAAAGATCCTGTGCCTTGGAACATGGGTTACTTGTATTCATTTACATTAGTAACTGATAACCCAACAGTTGATTTCGTAAATCCTGTATTTTTACAATATGGTGTTGAATTAGAATTAGTTGATGCTGCTATTGGTGAGTTTGATCAAGACTTATTAGGTCTTCCTAGATTAGGTGAGCAAATCACAATGTTTGAATCTTTAGGTTCTGCATATGGATATGAGCACAAAATCACTGAGTGGGCTGATGACAAAATGATGAGAGATGCTTCTGGTAAACCATTAGACATTTTAGTATATGCTCCACAAAGACGTAACCAATTACCTTTAACTCGTAATGATGTTAAATGGGAACCGTTCATCGAATTCTGGATGCGTAAATCAATGTTAGAATTAAAAGTTAAACGTATGATTTGGGCTAAGCCTGGAACAGTTAAAACTAATGGTTCTAAACAAGAATTAAAAAGAACATCTGCTGGTGTATACCACAGAATGAGAAACAATGGTAACTTAGTACAATACAACAGAGGTGAATTCTCTGCTAACTTAATCCGTTCTGTATTTGGAGATTTATTCTACAGACGTGTGGACGTAAAAGATAGAAGTGTTAAGATGTATACTAATGAAGCTGGATTCGATGTATTCCAACAAGCTTTAAAAACAGATGCATTAAACTCTGGATTAACTTTCATGGCTGATTCTGGAAACAGATACATGCAAGGAGAAGGACAACACATCACTTACAACTTTGCATTTGATGCAATGGTAACTCGTGAGACTGGACGTGTTGAATTAATTCACTTAAAAGAATTAGATTTACCACAATCTAACTTAGAGTTTGGACAAAACAAAAAATCTACTCCAGTATTTATGGTGTTTGATGTTTCTCCAATGTCTGATGGATCAATGGTAAACAACATTAGAGAAGTACGTATGAAAGGTGCTCCTTCTATGACATGGGGTTATATTGATGGTACTCGTCACCACTTAGGTTTTGCTAAATCTCAAGGTATGAGTTCTGCTAACAAATTCCCAGGATACGAAATCTGGATGAAAGACAGATGTGATGTATTTATTGAAGACTTATCTAGAACTGTGTTGATTGAGGAAATGCCACAATTCTAATAATAAAATTCCGAGATGAATCCCCTCACCTCCTCTCCCTCCTAGAGGGGATGATTCTCAACCTAGTGCCCAACTAAGCATTTGCCTTAGTACCTGCACTTTAAAAAAAGATTATGCTTAGTGAAGCCTCTTGTGTAAACAATGTAACTAAGTAAGAGTGATGGATTGGGGTGTCCCTAGTCGCATTTCCTTCAATGGAGACACTCTACAAATCGTGTGGTAGAGCAGTTGGTTAGCTTGCTGGACTCATAATCCAGAGGTCGAAGGTTCGAGTCCTTCCCACGCAACTAAAATAAACCAAATATTATTAAATAACTACATATGGGTAAAAAAGAAAATATACTCAAACTTAGAAGCGAAGGTAAAAAATATAGAGAAATTGCTGAACTTCTAAATTGTAATTTAAGCTCAGTCTATTATTATTTAAAACATGATAAAAATTTAGAACATTTTAGTGTTAAAAGAAAAGACAAAGAGTATAAAAAAATAAGAGTTGGTTCTATTAATAAGAGTAAAGCTAGAAACAGAGAAGTGGTGTTAGATTATCTAAAAACACATCCTTGTATAGATTGTGGAAATTCAGATGTAAGAGTTTTAGAATTTGATCATGTTAGAGGAACTAAAATAGATTGTGTTTCTGTAGGTGTAAAAGACTCTTGGTCTGTTGAAAAATTAACACAAGAAATAAATAAATGTGAAGTTCGATGTGCTAATTGTCATAAAATAATGACTGATACTAGAAGAAAACATAAAACAATAAACCAATAATAACTAAATATTAAATTACAATGGGTAAAACAGGCAAAATTTCTACTATTAAGAGAGAATACAACAATTCTCAATTACAAACTATGGATAGTGGATTATCGCAAAAAGGAATGACAAGAATCCCTGGAACAGGTGTATTCAAATATCCTTATAAAGAATTGGATGGAAAATATAGAACAGGCTTAGATGAGAATGCTTCTTATATTAAAAGAATCCAAGATCCTTTAGAAAGAGAATTAGAAATTGAAAGAGTTAAAGCTCTTAGAACAAGACTTGAGAATGAAATAGGTGATATTGATTTAGGACCTCGTTCATCATTTTGGAACTATGGCTTATCATTATCAACAGATGATCAAACACACGTTCAATCAGTTAAGTTATTAGATGGTGATAACTATTTTGATTTATCAGTTCCTTTTCAAGAAATAGCCTTTTCATGGTTGAGAGTACATCCAACTATTGCATCTTCATACCAAGCTTGGGAAAGAGGAGAATATGCTGCAGATACACAATTCTACGTTGTAGATGATGAGATTGAAAATGCAGTGATCTACAAGAAAAAACAATTGATTAATAAAGCAATTGTTAAGTTTGATTCAATGACACCTGAGAAGAAACGTAAAGTTGCAAGACTTTTAGGACTTCCAGTTACAGAAGATACAAAAGAAGAAGTTGTATATAATCAAGTAGATAATGTATTGAAACAAACAGAATTCAAGAATGGTAAATATTCAGGATTGAATCCAGTTGAAGTGTTCAATAGATTTGCTGACATGAAAGAAAGTTTACTCCATATTAAAGATTTAGTAAAACAAGCTGTATCACATTCAGTTTATAGAATCAAACCAAACGGTAAGGTTTATGAAGGTGAGTTTGAAATAGCTAAAGATGAAGAAGATTTAATCAAATTCCTAGCTGATGATGATAACCAAGATGAGTTATTGACATTAGAAGGCAAATTAAAAACTAAAAAACTAGCTTCTATTTAAGAGGCTAGTTTTAAAAACATAAAAGAATATGATACCAGTAGATAGTTTATTATATAAGATCGATCAGAAACTAAATAAACTATCAACTAATGAGCACCAACAGATTCAATTAGAAGACAAAATCTTAGCTTTGAATGAGGCTCAGATAAAGTTGATAAAGCAAAAAGTTGATGGTATTAGTACTGCTAGTCAATTAGGGATGGATGCATTTAAAAAGCGTTATGAAGACTTACAGAGTCTTATAATGAATTATAATCATCAACCTTTAGATCTTACACTAAAGAACCCTGAATTAAATCAATGGTGCACGTATGTGCATAATCTTACTCCACAATATATGTTCTATATAGATTCATATTTGTTGGCAGATAAAGGAAGATGCAAAGATAGAAAGATTTGGATTAACAGAGATCTTGCTAAACATGGTGATCTACAGTTTATATTAAACAATGATCATTATAAACCAAGTTTTGAATACCAAGAAACATTCAACTCTTTATCATCAGATGAGATAAGTTACTTTACAGATGGTACATTTATCCCAACAAAAGTTTACATAATGTACATGAGATATCCTCAATATATAAATAAAGCAGGATACATAATGTTAGATGGGCAACCATCATTTGATCAAGATTGTGAACTTGAATTATATTTAGAAGATGAACTATTAGACTTAACAGTTCAAAATCTAGCAATGTATACTGAGAATGCTTCTGCAGCACAAAGTGCTCAGTTCAGAATACAAACAAACGAATAAACTTTATTAACATTTAAATAAATTAAAATGGCTGATTTTTCATTAACCACGATGTTCGTGGTTCCAGTAGGGCAAACTGCACTCCCTAGCTCTGGCTCAACACAAGACTTGACTGCAGGACAAGTTGGTATCTTTAATAACTTGTATGCAACAGTAGATGCAACTACAATTAAAGCTGCTCCTTATTTCTACATTGCTCAAGGTAGAACAAACACTTATTTACAAGGATCTAAAAGATCTGACAAGATTGGTGTTCAAACAACTGCATTAACAGGTAATGCACAAACAATTTCAACAAAAAATTCTAATGTAACAGAATGGTACAAAGTATCAGGATGTCCTACAGCTGCTAACCAAATTACTGATGTAACTAATTTCACTGTACAATGTGGAGAAGTTATCACGTTAACTTTACGTGCTCACTCTTCTTATATTGATACATTGTATTTCAATGGTTTCACACGTTCAGTAACTATACAAGCACCTTGTTGTGATTGTGACGCTAATCCATGTGCTGATGTAAGTACTAACACTATCATCAATGAATTGATTTATCAATTAAACTTGAAGGCTCCAGGAAACAACCCTGATAACATTTCTTTCTCTACATTCTATACATTTGAGAACATAGGTGGAACTATTTTACGTATTACTGGAAAACCATTAACACAATATGGTCAACCTTGTGATATCGCAGCGTTCCCTTTTGAATATGACAGAATGTGGTTTAGAACATTTGTATACGCTGGTCCAGCTACTACTGCTGACTTTATCGTTGCTGATAACTGTAACCTTGTTGCTGATCCTATTGTTGTTCAACGTGCTTCTTATGCTACTGGTACATCTGCAGAGATTGCTCAATTAGAGAAAAACTTCTATAGCTACCAAGCTGGTTACTTGAAACATTTATACAGAATGAATGGATACAATGAGAACTTTGAGTCTTGGGTATCTAATGGTGTAACTTATGACACATTCTACATTAGATTTAATGAGTATAACAGATCTGAGTACCAATGGGGTGATTACATTATGGAAGATTCAACAGTAATTATTGCTGCTCCAAATTCTGTAGTAAGTGGTATTTCTGCTGCAATCACTACTGTATTAGAAGGTGCTTTAGGTACTGTAGTAGATCAAGGTATCCCTTGTATTACAACTACAACAACTACTTCTAGTGCTCCTGTAACTACAACAACTTCTACTTCTACTCTTATCCCTTAAGAATAAACAGTAGATAAATATTAATAACCTATGCCAGGGGAAAGAGGATAAATCTCATATTCCTCTGGCATATTTATTTAAAACAAACATGGCAAACTTACAATTAGATATATTAGTAGTTCCTACTTATGATGTTAATACTCTTGGTGTTGCAGATGCTTCTATATATCCTACTAATCCTCCAGTGGTTTCAGCACCATCTATTGAGATTGATATACCAGGATTTGGAATTAAAATCTTACCATTTGTTCCTAATCAATTAAATGTATTCACATCTTCTAATTTAGGGATTACAGACGCTGGTTGTAATCAACCTCTTCCTGATGGAGTATATAGATTAAAATATTCTGTTGCTCCTGCATATGCAAACTATGTAGAGAAAACAATATTACGTGTTGATAAACTTCAAGAGAAGTTTGACAATGCGTTTTTACAATTAAACATGATGGAGTGCGATAGAGCACTTAAAACACAATCTAGTGTACAATTAAATACAATTAACTTCTTTATTCAAGGAGCTATTGCTGCAGCTAATAACTGTGCAGAATATGAATCAAACACATTATATGCTCAAGCAGATAATATGTTAAACAGTTTTTTAAAATCTAACTGTGGTTGTTCTGGTAACAACTACCTAATAAACTTTTATTAATTATGGCACAATGTTTAAATTGTCAAGCGAATGTAGGATGTGGATGTCAATTAACCAATGGGTTATGTGCACATTGTGCATCTAAAGTTGAAAAATAAATAAAAAACTAATTATGTTATCACCAAGATTAACTAATTGTCCAGAATGTGCAAACATTCCTTCTTTACTTAGAAAAATAGATTGCAAGTTAGCGGAACTTGGCAATAACTTATACAACAATATTTCATATATGTTGAATAAACCTGTGCCTGCTGATGACATACTTCAACTAATAGGATACAGAAGAATATTACAATACAAATATATAAACCCTAACTACGTTCATGTATACTCAGTAAACATGATTGCTAGTAGAGTGATAAGACTCACTGTAGGATGTGTAAGTAGATGTAATGAACCAGCACCTTGTTTAGAGGTTCCTTGTGACATTACAATAGTACCAAATCCTACAACTACCACCACTACAACAATAGCTTAAACCTTTTTAAAATAAATAATATGTCATCAAATTGCTCAAATTGTTATAACGGATGTACAGAGGTTGTCTCTGACAGATGTGTTAAATATACAGGAATAGATGTTCCTGTCCTAGGAATACAAACAGGTGATTCATTGTCATTTGTAGAACAAGCATTAATTACATTCCTTACATCTACATTAGATGGTACAGGAATTAAAATTGATCTTGGAGATACAGTGGTATGTAATCTTGTACAACAATATCTTCCTACATGTGGGGATCTTACTATTGTAGATATATCAAAAGCTCTTATACAAGCTGCTTGTGATCTTCAAGCGGAAGTAGATGATATTGATGCTACACTTACAGCATTAAATGCAGATTATACAATTGGATGTTTAACAGGAGTTACTGCTTCTTCAGATACACATGCTATTGTACAAGCTGTCATAACTAAATTATGTCAAGTACAAACTGATTTAACAGCATTAGCTTTAGATGTACGTAATAATTATGTTCCTATTGTTGGTACTCCTGGTTATCCTGGTGTAGATGATTATATTGCAGCATATTTAAACAATACAAGCACATTAGTAAATACTAAAATGATTCCTTATGTAGCAGTTCCTTTCTTTCCAACTCCTGCATTTCTTTCAGGTAAGTTTGATAGTACAGGTGCTGGTATAGGAAGTTGGGCAAAAATTTATTTATGTAATGGAAATAATGGATCTCCTGATTTAAGAGGAAGAACATTAGTAGGAGCAACTACAGGAATGGGTGGAGGAACTATGAACCCTGCAGTAAATCCAGGTGGAGGAAATCCTAATTATGCATTAGGAACTGCAACTGGTGCAAATCAAGTTACACTTGGACCTACACAAATTCCTTCACATACACATACAGCTACAGCTGTATCTACAGATGCTGGACATACACATAGTATATTAAATTCTGCAGGATATGTATATTCTGTAATACCTAATGGTGGTTCAGGACAATATTTCCAACAAACTACAAAAACTACAGAAATTGGAACAGCTGATATAACTACAGAAGTTGATGTTGATCCATTTGGTGGAGGACTTCCTCATGCAAATATTCAACCTAGTTACGGTTGCTACTATATTATTTATATACCTTAATTAATTTATCAAGATGTCATATCCATACTTACCAGTAAATCCTTGCTGTACAGATGTAGTTTTAAATACTCCTTGCGGATGTACTTCTACAATCACTAATACTGGTTGTAATACTAACAATCCATGTTCAACTAATTTAACTGCTTCTAGTACTATTGTTTACGATGGTCCTGCATTAAGTTGCACAACAGCTGAACCATGTGATACACTTAATGTGATATTACAAAAGATTGATGAGATTATATGTAACTTACTTAGTCAAATTAATATACTAACTAATCAAGTAAATAATATCACTACACAAATAATAACTATTAATGGTGATATAATTAACATAAACAATCAATTAGCTGTTTGTTGTAATGTTACAACCACAACAACCACTACCGTAGCACCACTTATTTGTGAAAACTTCTCTTTAGATAATACTGGAAGAGAGACATATGCTATACTTACTACTGATTGTGATACAGGAGAAATAGTTGCTACAGTTTTATTACCAGGAGTTACAAATATTTGTGTTCAAACAGATAGTCCTTTAACTGTTCCTGGAGATGTTATTGTTACACCAAATGGTCCTTGTGGTCCAACAACAACTACAACATCCTCAACTAGTAGCACAAGTACAACTACTACCACATCTACTACAGCATATCCTTGTGAATGTCTTACATTCTATAATGGCACTAATGCTACTCAAACTATAAATTATAAAAATTGTAGTAATGTAAATGTTGGTCCTGTAAGTATTCTTTCAAATGCAAGTTTACAAGTTTGTGGATCTTCTGGATCAGCTAGTAATCCTTTAGTTACAATTTCAGTAGGAGCTAACTGTATAAGTGGAGTGTGTCCTACACCTAGTACAACTACCACTACAACAACAATTGCTGAATGTACTTGTTATAATTCTGCTGTAACTATTTCACAAGAAGTATTAGATGTAACAGATAATGGTCAAATTGTAGTTAGTTTTAATGATTGTAATGGTGATCCTCAAGTAAATACTTTTAGAGATGCAGGATCTTATTTATTAGGATGTGCAAACTTTATTCCAGGAATAACCACTGAAGGATTAGTTGATGGAGAGATGGTATTTCTTTATGCTCCTTATTCAATATATGAACAATGTTGTGAAGAATCTCCAACTACTACTACTACAAGTAGTTCTAGTACATCAACATCAACTAGTACAACAAGTACAACGACAACTATTGCACCAACAACTACAACAACCACAACTTTAAGCTAAGTATAATATGAGTTGTCCTCAAATAAATAATACAACAATAAAAGGAACGAGTGCTGTCACATACGATAGCACTCCACTTCCTTGTACAAATGTAAACACATGTGATGGTTTAAATGTAATTCTTTCTAAATTTGATAGTGTTATATGTTCTGTTACAGCGGATGTTGCTATACTTACAGAAGACATAACAAATGCTACTGAAGATTTAATGATCATAATTGATGATGTAATGAACATTAATGATCAATTAGATATATGTTGTCCAATAACAACTACTACTACTAGTAGTTCAACATCAACATCTACTAGCACTTCTACTAGCACTACGACTAGTACAACAACTATGCCACCTACAACAACTACCACTAGTAGTTCTAGTACCAGTACAACAACAAGTTCAACAAGTTCAACAAGCACAAGTACTTCTACTAGTACATCAACTAGTAGTAGCACAACAACAACAAGTACAACAACTCCAGTTTATACGTATGCTGGAACTGTAGTAAACAATACAGCAAACACTATAACAGCAAATACCGCTTTGATCAGAGTAAATGGTACTCCTGTAGCTTTTGTTACTCTTAATATAGCTCCTGGGGCTACACAAACTTTCAGTACTACATATTCAACTCCTGTATCAGGAATTGGTAATAATTTTACAATAGAACTATATACATACACTGGTGTTACCACATCAAATACAATGAATCAGGCAGGTGGAACTTGTGTCACTTCAACTGGTAATTTTGTTGATATGGGAACTTATCTTATTGCAACATCAACTACAACAAGTCCAGTTTCATGTTCGGTATATACCATAGCAATGACAATAGTATAATTTCAATATAATATACAAACCAATTAATTTAAATCAATATGACAGTATTAATAACATTAACAACCGCAGGAACTGATTCAGGACCATTCAATTTGTATTCAAATTTAGATGGATTCACATCAGCATTTGAAACAGGAGTTTCTAGATCAGCATTACTTGCAGGATATTCTTCTGCATTAGTTCCTGATTACACAACTACAGTTAGGTTAGTATCAACTGGAGTGTGTGTAAATTATGTAGACATTTCAGTAGAATCTATTACAACAACTACAACTACTACAGTTGCACCAACAACAACTACCACAACTACTGCTCCACTTTAACATAAATAAAAAACTTCAGTTTTGTTGGTTTTACTAAGTTTCTCCTTAGACATTTGTCTAGGGAGTTTTTGTTTCTAACTATTTTAGTTATAAAGAATTAGCCCTCTAACTAAAATTATTTGGAATATATAAAAACTATTGTTTATCTTTACGATATTTTTTTAACTAACATGAGTACATATGTCTGAAAATCAAAGCTTGCTACAGCGATTAGAAGAGTTACTGACGCAAAAGAAAAGTAAAAAGTTCTATGCTGAAAGACTAGGAATAAGTGAATTTGAGGTTAATGAGCTCATGAAAGAACTTAAAGAAAAAGATAATGAAGAAATAGGAAAGAGTATTGCAGGAGAACGTAAAGTGAATGTTGAAAGAGGAACAATAGAAAGTACAATAGTTGTAGACTATGAACCTAAAGATGACATTGAATTAGCTAAACTGCATAAAATAAATCTAGACAAATATGTAATTACAAATTACTGGTCTAAGATGTTACCAAGTGGTAAATTTACTTCCTCAGTCTTTTCAAAAAGAAAAGAAGCAAAAGATTACTCTCCTGAAGACTTTGCTAAGTTTTTAGAAAACTACAAACCAAATAACATAGAGATTACAAAACCAAGTTTTCAAGTAGATAAAGACTATGTAGATGTAGAAATATCTATATCTGATTATCATTTAGCTAAGAAAAATGTAGATGGTGATAATGATATAATTACAAGAGCTGTAAGATATGTGCATGTTGCTCAGTCTTTGATTGATAAAGTAGAAGCTTGTTACAATATAAACACTGTTGTTCTTCCTATATCGAATGATTACTTCCATACTGATAACTATCAACACCAAACTACAAACGGTACTCCACAGGACACTATAATGGATTATGCTGATGAGTATGAAGTGGGATTTGGTATTCTTGTAGACACAATCAACATGTTGAGAAAACATTCTAGCACTGTAAAGGTGGTGTTGGTGCAAGGTAATCACGATAGAACTAAATCTTTTTATTTAGCACATGCATTAGATGTATTCTTTAGAGATACAGAAGATGTAGAATTTATAAGAGAACATAGTGTTGTTAAAGGATTAACATTAGGGAATACATTTATTGGATGGCACCATGGTAATTGTAAGTTAGATGACTTACCATTATTATTTGCAACACATCCTAAATATAGTCACCAATTTGGTGATGCTAAATACAGAGAAGTTCATACAGGTGATAAACATCACTATATGGCTAAAGAGGTTAAGGGAGTGAGAATACAACAAATGCCTAGTCTTTCAGGAACTGATAGATGGCACTTAGATAATAACTTCGTACACAGTATCCGTTGTGCATTAGTTTTAGTGTATGATTCTATTAAAGGTAAAGTTGCCGAATTTGAAGAAAGAATTTAAAGTTATGAAAGTTTGCAATCGATGTAAAATAAATAAAAGTACTGATGATTTTTATAAAAATTCTCATAACGGAGATGGTTTAAAATCTATATGTAAACAATGTACTTCTAAAACAGCTAAGTTGTATTATGATAACAATCAAGATAAAGCTAAAGAGTTATCAAGAAAACATTATGTAAAAAATAAAGAAAAGTTAAGTATAAAATCTAAAGAAGATTGGAAAAATAATCCAGAAAGAAGAACTAAAAGTAGATTAAGACCCTATAAATTAACTTCAGAAGAATTTGATTTTTTATTATTAAGAGATGATAATAAATGTAGTATATGTTCTTTATCAAGAAAAGAACATTTTATAAAATATAAAAGAGATTTATATATTGACCATTGTCATATTTCTAATAAAATAAGAGGAATATTATGTCATAATTGTAATTCAGCTCTTGGAAATTTTAAAGATGATAAAAAATTATTAAACAACGCAATAATTTATTTAGAAAAATGGCAACATTAAGAAAATTAGTATCAGATGTTAGAAGTGTCCACAAGATACTTTCTACAGACAGTCTTATTACAGATAGAGCAATTGCATCTGAAATAAGAAACAATGCTTTATTACTTATAAAGAGAGAAACTAATCTTAGAAAACTTTGGGCTACTGATACATTATTCACTACTATTCCTTGTTTAGAAATGATAGAAGTACCTATTTCTGAATGTTGTAACTATGTAGATGAATGCACAATAGCTAGAACAAAACTTAAACTTCCACGTATATCAGAAGGTAATTACCAATATGTAATACAAGGAGTTTATTCTATTAATGCAATGAGTGGTCAAGGAAAGAAGTTAAAAGAAATAACTGTTAATAGATATATCAATCTATTAAAACTTCCTATAATCAAAAAAGAAGAATACTTCTGGATATCTAATGGATATTTATATGTAAACAATCCAATGATTAAATCAATTAGATTTGTTGCATTATTTGAAGAAGATGTAGAGAATGAAATTATGTATCCAGAATGTGGATGTGGAACTCCAGAATATACATTAGAAGAGATTTGTAAAAATCCTTTAGATAAAGAATTCCCTCTTCCTGGATACCTAGAACAACAAACTCTTGAATTAACATCTAAGAAATTATTATCTACGTATTTTAATCTTAAATCAGATGTTAGTGCAGAAGGAATAGATGGTCAATCACCAAACTCAAAACCAACTAATTAATGTATTATTTATATAGACATATCAGACTTGATAAGAATGAACCATTTTATATTGGCATTGGTACTAAAACTAATACTAAATTTAAGAGTTTTACATCTGAGTATAGAAGAGCTTTTTCAAAACAAAGAAAAGATTCTAAAATATGGAACCTTATTACTAATAAAACTAACTATGAAGTAGAAATTCTTTTTGAATCAGATGATTATGAATTCATTAAACAAAAAGAAATAGAATTTGTATCTTTATATGGTAGAATAAATAACAATACAGGGATATTATCTAACATGACTGATGGAGGTGACGGTAGTTTAGGTAAAGTTTATGATCAATCTACAATTAATAAATTAAAGATTGCAAGAAATAAAAGAGGAGCTATATACAAAGTTAAAATATATCAATATGATATAACAGGAAAGTTTATTAAAGAGTGGTCTTCTATAAAAGAAGCTTCTTTATATTGTAATGTTCATATATCTACATTACAAAAAATAGCAACTAAAAATGTAAATAATAACTATTGTAAAGGTTATTATTGGAATAATGTATTAAAGCCTAAAGTAGAGACAAAACCTTATAGATTAGCTACTTTTGTAAAAATAAAAATGATTGATCCGTTAAATAATAATATTGTACAAACTTTTAGTTCTAAAGAAGAAGCATTAAGATGTTTAGGTAAGAAAAAAGCAGGAACACATATTAATAAATCTATAAAAAATAATAGATTAGCATATGGTTATAAATGGGAGGAGGAACAGTATGAGTAGGACTCGAATTGATTGGAGAAGCTCTAGTAAGGATAACTATACTCAGTTTTGCAAGAAACATCCCTCTATACAACTTACATACGATGAGTGGAGAAACATTCTTTACACTTACAATGAATCTTTTAAAGAGTATATTTTAGAGACAGGTGATAAAGCAAAACTACCTTATGGATTTGGAGAATTCTCTATCAATAAAAAGAAAAGAAGAAAACTAAAATCAGCTGATGGAAAAGAGTTTGTAAACCTACCAATTGATTGGCAAAAAACTAAAGAGAAAGGAAAGGTAATATATAACTTTAATTATCATACAGAAGGATATTTTTTTGGTTGGATGTGGTTTAAATCTACAGCACGTTTTAAAAATTCAGACCTTTGGTATTTTAAACCATCAAGACTTACATCAAGACTTTTATCACACTACTTAAAAACCAACGACAAGTATCAACACATTTACAGAGAATGGAAAAAATAATGAACTATGTCATACTATTATAAATATAATTTCGTAACACCAGAACCTGTCTATGCAACTATTAAAGAAGAACTAAAGTCTTACTTTGATACTGGAGCAATAGATGATCTTTTATTTCCTACTTATTTAGACAAAGCTCTAAAGAAGTTAGGAAGAACCACATTTGTAATAAGCGAAGAAATTCTTTATATAGAAGATTTCCAAGCAAGACTTCCAGATAACTTTTATGCTGTAAGAGAAGCTTGGATGTGTACACAAGTTTCTGGATATCCATATCAATCAGCTAACTCATTTTATTCACAAGCTGCTAATGCAACTACTATTCAAGTTGCTCCATTAACTATTGGAGGAACTCCTTGTAATTCACCTGGTTGTCAAGATCCTGCTTGTAATGGTACATGTATGCCAGAATTAGTACAAGCTGTATACAAAACAAATAACACTGTAGCTAGAGGATATACTCATGAGTATTTACTTAAGCCTGGTAATATATCTGCAAAACAAAACTGTGGTGTTGAATACACAAATGCTTGGGACTTCTATGCAGAAGCTCCTCCTATTCATGAGTTTACACCTGGTGCTGCTAGTTATGATAGTTTTGACATTAGAGATAATAAGTTTGTAACAAATTTCAGAAATGGTGTTGTTCATTTATTATTCTACGCTACAGAATATGATGAGATAGGAAATCAAATGATTCCTGATAACTATCGTATTAGAGAATACATAGAAGCATTCATTAAGTTTAAAATGTTTGAAACTCTTACGAATCAAACTAATGATGAAACTTTCAATCAGTTACAACAAAAGATGATGTATCATAAACAAGCTTATGAAGAATCTTATATTATGGCTGAGATTGAAATGAAGAAACAAACTCCTTGGGAGAAACAAAGAAGAATCAAAAATGATCTTAACAGATTTAATATGTATGAGCTTCCTAACCGTACAAATAGATATGGTAGAAGACGTAATAATTAATCATTATGGCTGAAGAAAAAGAACAAAGCAATATTAGACAAGAATATAATAACGCTACTGTAGGACTAAACATGGATCAATCTGTTAATCAGATTAAACCAGGTACACTTACATATGCATTAAATGCTGCTGTTGAAAACTTTGATTCAAACTCTGTTAATTATCAAAATGAACCAGGTAATGAATTATGTATTAGTTTTCCTAATGGATATTCTTTAATTGGAAATTATTATATACAAGAAAAAAGTAAGCATATATTCTTTTTAGCAAATTCTTCTACAGGAGAAAGTGAAATTGGATATATGGACAATAATGATTGTACCTACCACACTTTAATAAATGCTAATTGTCTTAATTTTAATATAAATTATCCAATACATAAAGTGGTACATAGAATAACAAATTGTGCTACAGAAATATATTGGACAGATGGAATTAATGCCAGAAGATATATGGACATTAATGCAATTCCTTATATAACAGAAATTGTTCCAAATACTTGTGATGTAATTGTAACTAATGAATTAGATTGTAATAAACTAAAAATACAACCAGACTTTAGTATTCCTCAATTAGAAATTGTAGATGTTGTTTCTGGAGGAGAACTTATTGCTGGTACATATCAATTTGCTGTTCAATACTCAGACATTTCTGGTAATCCTTATACAAGTTATTATTCAGTAACAAATCCTTGTCCTATAGCTGACCCAGGTATCACTACAGTTAATTTTAATTATAATGTAGGAAAATCTATAATTGTTAATGTTTCTAATCTTGAAACATCAGGACAATTTCAATATTTTAATTTAGCTGTAATTAAAACAATAAATGGTGTTTCCTCAGTTGAATTATTAGGAACATATTATATTGATAACTTCTTTAGAAAAATAACATACACAGGTCAGAATGTTACTAATATAAAACTCTCTATAGATGATATATTTGAAAAGTTTCCTTATTATGATATAGCACAAGATATTACAGTGGCACAAGATGTGCTTATATGGGACCAACTTTCAGCTATTGATAGAATTAATTATCAAGAGATAGCTAATCAAATTACTTTATTATGGGAGACATGGAGAATACCTGCTACAGAAAATTACTCAGATGAATTCAATGCTACAAACTTACGTGGATATTTACGTGATGAAATATATGCATTTGAAATTGTATTCTTATTAGATAATGGAAAACAAACAGATGGTTTCCATATTCCTGGTAGAGCACAAAATAATAATGAATTTTCACAAGCACCTGTACCAGTATCTAATCCAGATTTCATAGGTATTCCTGATCCAATTACACAATCAAGTCCATATTGGAAAATATATAATACAGCTTCTGTACTAGGTACAAATCCTGCATTTACAAATGATGTCAATTACAAAGGACCATATGAATTTGGAGAATTTGCATATTGGGAATCTGAAGATACATATCCTTGTAATGAAAAAATATGGGGAGACCTTGCTGGTCAACCTATTAGACATCACAAGTTTCCAGATATTTTAGTTAGTCCTGCATTTGAATCAGCCACTCCACAAATTGTAACTGATAAGTATGCAGTGGAATTACAAACAAGTAATGCTATTTATCCAATTGGTGTAAAAATAGATGTTGATCAAATTAAACAATTAATAAATTCTTCTAATTTAACTAGAGAAGAAAGAGCAGAAATTGTAGGATTTAAAATAGTAAGAGGAGATAGAAGTACAAATAAATCTATTGTTGCTAAAGGTATGTTACGTAATGTAGGTACATATGAAAGACAACGAGAAACTTTTTACTATCCAAACTATCCATATAATGATCTTAATGAAGATCCTTTCTTAAATGCACAAAATAATGCTTATGCAGAATTATGTACACCATTTGATTTTGTAGTTAATAAATTTAATAAAGTTGATAATCTTGGTAAACCTTATATGGAAGTTCAGTATACAGATTGTAATACTAATAAAATAACTACACAAAAGTTTTATACATTATCTACAAAAGAAAATCCACATAGAATTTGTTCTATTAGTAAACCTACAATTCTTGGTCCTGGTGTATTTAATAAAAGAAATGAAACATCTGGAGGTCCTGTAATTTATTTTTATAATACAAATAGTCCAAGGAATTGTATAGCATATGTTTCTTATTCTAATTATGATATTTGGAAAATAGAAACTGTAGGAAACAGAGCTGGATTTGCAGTTTGTTGGATAGATCCTGTTCAAGGTTTTCAAGAATTATGGGTAGCAAATCCATTTACTCTAGGAGAAATTGTTGCACCTCTTTTTTTTAATGATGGTGGTTATTATGAAATACAAGCTGTAGTTGGTTCTACTCCAGTAATGTGTAGAGGTAATAGATCGAACATTAATAAAATTGGTGAAGTTAGAGTTAATGATTGTAAAAAAGAAACTCCACAACCACCTATACCATCAAATGATATAGCTAGAACTAGACAAATATTTAATTCTCCAGAAACATCTTTTGGACAACCATTCTTAGGTGATATATTAAAACTGGAAAATGTAATGTATGGTGCTGGAAAAGCACACTTTGTAGAAGTTAGAGACAATGCTAAATATAGACTTCTTTCTAAAGAAGCACAATTAGTAGCATTAGAAAGTTCTATTGATATTGCAGATAATGGAACAAATATACCAGCAATATTTGCGGCATACCAGGCATATTTAGAAATCTACGTTAATGGTATTACAAGAAAGAATTATGCTTATTCATTTAACTCTAGAGCTAGTTATTCTTATTCTTCACCAATAGATAATAATCTTGGTATAAAACAAAGGACTCTTGATATACAAAGATATTTAATTCCAGGTGTACAGAATGTAGGAGATGACAATAATATAAATAATTTTAATAGAGAAACATCTGTTTATTTAAAAACTGATGAAACTAAATCAGGTCTTCCTTTTCCAAATAAAACTGATTCATTATTATATTTAGGACAATCTTTAATTAGTGATTATTCTAGATTTACAATAGGTGGATCAAATGCTTGTGCTACACCAGAAAGAGAACAAGACATACAAGTTGTTTCTTATTATGGTTCTTTAAAAAATATAATTCCAAATCAATGGGGACAAATATATTCATATGTTACAATTGATACAGGATTTCAATTAATATTTAATGATACTAATCCAGCTCAAGCTACTGTATTTGGTGGAGATACTTTTATAAGTAGATTTGCATATAAAACAAAACTTCCTTTCTTTTTAGAAAATAGAGTGAATGCTCCTGATGACAGTGATGTATTTTATGATGTTATAGGAAACATTGCCTATCCAAAATATTGGCATTCTGCAAGAAGTATATTATCAACTGCTGCTGGACTTGTGAACTTTATATCTTATAAAGCACATAACTTTGATTGTCCTAATGATACATCACTATATACTAGTGTAAATTCAGGAAGTGAATTAACTTACTATGATGGATATTTCTATATGTTTGCATATGGAATACCTAGTTTTTATTGTGAGACATCTTATAATTTAGATCTTAGACAAGCATTCAATAATAGAGAAGGAGATTTCTGGCCACATGTTTCATCTGGTATTCCTGATGATTGGGTGCAACAATCTTTTGTTCCTATTGAACAAGACAATACTTATTATTATAATGTAACGTTTTCTAAACAAAATAAAGAAAACTTTTTCTCTCATCTTCCTAATGATTGGGATAGTAAATGTTATACAGAATATCCATTTAGAGCTATCTATTCAGATGTTCAAGTTGTAGATACTGATAACAGAGTGAATAACTGGTTGATATATAGAGCAATTTCATATTTTGATTTTCCTCAAAATTATGGAAACCTAACATCATTAGATGGTATTCAAAACAAAGCTATACTTGCTAGATTTGAAAACAAATCATTATTGTATAATACAATGCTTACAATTGATACAAGTAACCCACAAGCAGCTTATATTGGTAATCCATCATTGTTTAGAAGTGCTCCTCCAATTGATTTTGCTGAAACAGATCTTGGATATGTAGGAAGTCAGAATAAGATGTTATTAAAGATTCCTCAAGGACAAATAACTGTAGATGCTAAAAGAGGACAGATATTTTTAATTGGTGGTTCACAAGCTGTAGATTTAACAGCATTTGGTTCTGGTGTAAATAGATTTATGACAGACCATTTAGCATTTGAAATATTAAGATATTTTCCAAAAGCAGATGTAGATAATAACTTTAATGGTATTGGGCTACATGGTGTATATGATAGTAAATTTGATAGAATTATAATTACTAAATTAGATTATATTCCTTTAGATAAAGATATAAGATATGATGAAATCACAAAAGAGTTTTATTTAGAATCTGAAATAAATGGATTTACATTTAGAGATCAAGTATATTTAGATGACCCTGAATTCTTTTGTAATAAATCTTGGACTATGTCATTTAATTTTAATACTAAATCTTGGGTGAGTTTTCATAGTTATATTCCTAATTTCTATATAGGAGAAAACAATTTCTTCTATTCAGGACTTAATGGATGTTGTGATAATGTTAATGCTGAATCTACGTTTACAGCATTAGTTGGAGAAATAAATAGAATGATTCCTCCTACCACTACAACAACAACAATTGTACCTTCACCAACTACAACTAGTACTAGTACATTAGGATTAGATTGTGCATTAAAAGGAACAGTTGTTGAAACACTTTGTATATTAGAAGGAGATGCATATATTACAGTTCCTCCTACAACTACCACTACAATATGTCAAAGAACTGGTGTTCCTGTTACATCAGCATTTATTACAGGATATATGGAAAGTTGTGGTCCTGAAGTTATTACAACAGGTAGTGCAGAAGATGCTTGTGCAGGAATTGCATATCTTAATAGTCTTGACACTTTTGATTATGTTCAAATTAATGTAATCTCAATTCAATATGATTCATTAGAGTTTGGTCAACTTATTTATTTGGATGCAACTTCTACAGATTGTACAACAGTTCCTGATGGATGGTACTTTACAGATGAAAGTTCAAATTCAGGAATTGCTTATCAAACTCAAGGTGGTATGATCGTTGGTACTTTTAATTGTAATGGAACTACAACAACAACCACTACATTTGTTCCTAACACATTCTGTTACACAGTTACTCTATATGGAAACTTAACATTATTCTGGACAGATGGAACTGGAACACTTAACCAATTAGAAAAAACTGATATATTTGATGAGACAATTGTTTTATGTGCTCAGTTTGAATCTATATATTCTGTTTCTCCAAATAACGAAGGATACATATTTATAGAAGCATGTGGAGATCCTTGTACAGATGTAACTGATTGTCCAACAACCACTACAACCACTACGATATAATGAAAAGAGAAATTACAATAAAGTTAACACAGACAGGTCCTAATGCAGGACCTTTCAGTGTTCTTGATAACTTTAAAAATGTACTTGATGAGTATGTGACTAGAAGAGAATTAATAAAAGGTAAAACATATCTTGTTGATGTTGCTAGTAGTGTTATAATAATTAAATCTATTGGTGAATGTCCTTTTGAAAAATCTTTTCCTTTAGAAGAAATAAGTATTGCAGATTATTCCACTATTGGATATACACAATCAAAAACAGCATGTCTATGGACACATTTAAATAACATAAGAATTTATAATTATTTCTATAATAATATAAAACCATATATTATTGAATATCCTTTTGCTTATAGTTATCAAGATGAGATATTACAGAATGTAAAAGATTATACTAAAGCATATGAATATGTTAATGTAATTGATGGTGTGTTTAATGATAATGCAAGAATAGAAACAAATGACAAATGGTTTAACCAAGCAATAGTTTATAACTCTCAACAAAATTCAGGACTATTAAATCTTGTAGCTAAACCTTTAAATAATTTAAAAGCTTACAACAGTTATCCAATATATAATACAGATAGTAAAACTATAATGTATACTAAATCTGATAATTTTTACCAGTACAATACTTTTTGGAATGTGCAAATAAATTCACAACTTCCTGCATTTAATTCTTCTTGTGAGTCCATGTCAATAGATAAAGTATTAAATCAAAATAATATGGATTATGGAATGTTAAGTTTTAAAAAAGCAACTATACGTGCTAAAGATTTACGAGTAAGACATATTTTAAACAATAGTTCTACTACCCATTTAGTTTCACAATTTATCACTACTGGATCTCAAATATCTTATAAATAATTAGGATTTGTCAAATGATAAAGTTATCTTTACTGGACAAAAATATAGTTATGAAAAATATAGAAAAAATTGTAATAGGAAGTAAATTAGGTGAGTGTATATTTATGGAAGAGTTAGATTCAAAAGTTTTTCCTAAGACTGAAACAAGTAAACGAATTAGAACTAGAAGAATTGGTTTATTTAAATGTAATTGTGGAAATGAATTTGAAGCAGATATTTCTTTAGTTAAAAAAGGTAATACAAAATCTTGTGGTTGTTTATTTAAACAAACATCAAGAAAGGCAAAAAGAATAACACATGATAAAACAAATCATCCATTGTATAATACTTGGATAGGAATGATTAGAAGATGTACAAAAGATACTTCTATTAGTTTTATTAGATATGGTGGTATTGGTATTAAAGTTTGTGAGGAGTGGATGGATATTAATAAATTTATTAAAGACATGTATCCTACTTATAAAAAAGGATTACAATTAGACAGAAGAGATAACTTTGGAAACTATTGTAAAGATAACTGTAGATGGGTTACACCTAAAGTAAATAGCAATAATAGAAAAGATAATAGAATAATTGAATACAAAGGTTTGGTTAAAACATTAAGTGAATGGGCTAGTGAATTAAATATTCCTGTTAACACTTTAAGATATAGATTAAACAATTGGAGTGTAGAAAAATCATTCACCTATAAAAATAAAAAAGAATGAGTAGTAATGGTAAAGTAAAATGCACATGTGGATGGTCATGGAACAAATCTGATTCTAGTAAGAAAGATATGTATATATGCCATGAGTGTGGAAGAGATAATAGCAACAACATGAAGAATGGTGGTTGGCTAGATAGCTATGCTGATGGTGGAACAATGCAAGAACACCAAGAGAACTATAATGATTCTTCTGTATTATTACCAGAAGGATATGTAGGTGAAGGATATAATACCAAAGGAAGAAACTATTCTCCTGCATGGGGAGGACAGTTTCAAATGGGTGGTTCTATTCCAGGAGCTGTAGGTTTCTCATACGCACGTACAAATGATCCTGCTCCTAGCAATGGTCCTGGTGCAAAGAAAACAATGGCTAGTGCTAAAAATGGAGAAGTGATTAAAGATGATATGGGACAATGGAATCATCCAGGAGAGATAACAGAAATAGGTTCTCCATACATAACAATGGAAGGAGTACCATATGATGTACTTGGTATATCTGATACAGGAGATACTAAACTAATGAAGCCAGGAAAGAACTATAAGTTTAAGGGTAAGAAGGTTACGGAATATCCTATGGCTAAGAACGGATTAAGACAAGAACAAAAAGGTTTGGTTAACTTAGATCAATTAACTAACTTTACAAACTATAATACCAAACAATCTGGCGGATGGCTGGACCAATACTAATAATATTATGAAATCAAAATTCTTAAAAATTGCAGGTGTAAAATCTGACAAAGCATTTTACAAAAAGTATCCAACTGAAGCAGCATTCTTTAAAGCTCATCCAGAAGCTAAAGAATCAATTAAGAAAGCTCAGTGGGGAGATCTTTTAGCTAGTGGATCATTTGCTCAGAATATGCAAAACCTTCCTAATATACAAACTATGATGCAAGGTCAAATGCAATCTCCTGGTGTTAATGCTGGCATGTTCCAATCGGGAAATCAACAATCAGTTGGTGGACCAATGAATGCTCCTGGTAGTTACAATAGTTATGATATAGACAATAATGGTATTAATGATATAATGCAGGGACCACAAAATAATCCTTTGAATTCTGAACCAATTGATTATAATAAGCAATACATGAATATGTCTCTAGCTGATGAAAAATTAAAAAAAGATAAACCTAGTTTTGGTGATCAGCTTAGTAAAATGGGTGGACCTGCTGGTCAGATAATTGGGGGCATACAAGCAATTAAAGAAGGGAAGAAAAAAAGAAAAGAAGCTGAGATGTGGGCTAATGTTTCTAATGTACAAGCTCAAGCAGCTGAATCTACAGACATAGATGCATTTAGACAATACACAGAGAATGCAGAAAGAAAAAGAAGAGCATTTATGCCTGAAATGACAGGTGAAGAATTCTTTCCTGTATATGGTGTTGGTACAAATGTACTTGCAAGAAATGGTGTTAGATTAGAAGATGGTGGTATGGTTGGTGGTAAGCCATGGGGAGCTATTGGGTGATTGGGAAGTCAAGCTGCTGGTAGTTTAACAGGTAATGATGGTGGTGGACAAGTAGGTGGTGCTATTGGTGGGGTTGCTGGTTCTTTCTTTGGTCCTGCTGGACAAGCAATTGGACAAACTGTTGGTACATTAGCTGGAGGACTATTAGATACAAATGATAGAGATCAAAGAAAAGCAGAAGCTAAAACTAAATATAATATTGAAAGAATGATGGCTTCTCAATTTAAAAATAATATACAAGGACAGTTTGGTTCAAATATGAGAGATGGTGGATACATGAATCCTGAATATAATCCACAAGTGATTACAATGTTTGGTGATGTGAATGACCAAGACTTTGCTGACTTTGCTCACAAAGATGAATTCAGAGCTGGTGGACATTTAAAAGCTTATAGAGAACCTAGTGAAAGAGCTATGCAAACATATGCTATGGGTGGTGAACTTAAAACTCATTGGGGTGGATATGCTGAACCTATGTCTCAAAATCCATACCTACCTGGTACTGGAGAAACTGTAATGTTCAGAGGTAAAAGTCATGATGAATCAGATGGAAAAGGTAATACTGGTATTGGTATTACATATGGTGATA